GGTCACAACAGGCGTATTCGAGTACGACAACGACCCTCTGGCTGGGAGCCGACGGTCTCGCGGTGGACGGTGTAACGGCGGACGGACGGATCAATTTGGAGTATGGAGAAGTCATCCTCTTCAACAGCGTCTTGTCGACCGCCCAGCGCCAACGAGTGGAAGGCTACCTGGCGTGGAAATGGGGACTTCAGACGACTCTTCCGACCCCGTCCCATCCCTATCGGACCTTCAAGCCTTAGAGATCACGATCAGGATCTCAGGACCCGTCGTCGCGAACGACACCACAAACTCAGGGCAGCGCGCCTGGAGGGGCGCAATGAGCTCGCCCATCGACTTCCCGGTGACGAACGGGACATAGTCTGACAGAGTGCGCGTCACACCATCGCTGCAGGTGGCGGGAGGCGTGATCGCAACCGAATAGATCGGCGCAGCGTTGGGAAATCCAGACTTCGCCCACTGAATCAGAGTCATCCGGAGGGCCTCAAACGAGATCGTCCCGATGGACTCCAGCTGCGACTTGTCCTGCGCTTCCTTCTGCGCCACAACCTCCGCCGCTGCGAGAATATCTGCAAGTGTGATCTGGGGAGGGGGCGTGGGAACAATCGCAATGCCAGAGAGCAGACCGGAGGCGTCTATCACCCCACCCGAGACATCCATCCCTTGACCCGAGACATCCACAACTTCACCAGAGGCGTCCATCACGACACCGGAGGCATCCATCACGACACCCGAGACATCCATTACGACACCGGAGACATCAACAGTTTCACCAGAGGCGTCCATTTGTTCTACCTCCCGTAAAACTTTGACGTGAAACTACCAAGAGAGATGCTGACGACCTATATTCCGGGCGTTGGGCTTCAATACTGCGCACCCGCTCCGTGTTTTGGGCCAGTGGGCGCCACGGGATCCACGGGCGCAACAGGCGCTACGGGATCTACAGGACCAACAGGAGCCACGGGAGCCACGGGAGCTCCGGGCACTGCAACGAACACGGGCGCGACGGGACCCACAGGTCGGACGGGATTTAGTGGTCCGACGGGTCCAACGGGACTGCAAGGATCTGACGGAGCCACAGGTCCGACCGGCCAGACGGGTCCAACGGGAGCAACGGGCCCGACAGGACTCCCTGGAACTGCGACCACTACAGGCGCTACAGGGTTGACAGGTCCGACGGGTCCAACGGGAGCGACGGGCCTTGGAGGAGCAGCAGCCAATACGGGTCCAACGGGACCGACAGGACCGACAGGACCGACAGGAGTGACAGGGCAGACAGGTCCGACGGGTGCGACTGGACCCACGGGAGTCCGGGGAGGAACGGGTCCAACGGGAGGGACGGGTCCAACGGGAGCAACGGGGGCGACGGGACCCTCGGGCTTGGCTGGACCGACAGGAGCCTTTGGTCCCATTGGAGACCGTGGCTTTCAAGGCCAGACGGGAAGCACGGGTCCGGCTGGCGGTCTCGGACCCACAGGTCCGTCCGGTCCGACTGGTCGCACGGGTCCAGCGGGACAGACAGGACCGACGGGCGTCACAGGACCGACAGGAGCCACGGGACCGACAGGAGTCACGGGTGTGACGGGTCCGACAGGGACCACGGGACCGACAGGAGCCACGGGAATGACTGGGCCGACAGGGTCTACGGGACCGACAGGAGTCACGGGACCGACAGGAGCCACGGGAATGACTGGACCGACAGGGTCCACCGGAACGACCGGGCCCACGGGTCCCCAATCGGATGTCACGGGAATGACTGGACCGACGGGATCCACCGGCGAGACCGGGCCCACGGGGATGACCGGCCCCACGGGACCGACGGGGGAGACGGGCGCGACAGGTCCGACCGGGATGACCGGGCCGAGCGGGCCGACCGGTCCCACGGGGTTCACGGGAGCGATCAGTGTCCGGGTGGGAACGGCCGGGATTTCCTTCGCAGGACTGTCCACGACGACGGTCTCCACTGCGGCCCAGGCGACAAGTGTTTCAACGTCGGCCAGCCCAACCTACTGGCTGACGGGGTTTCGGCAACAGACTGGATTTCCTGCGTCTGTGAGTTACGTCTATTTGGATGGAACGAGTGGAGTGATCACGGTCTACATGGGCGCGATTGCACTTGTTGCACCGACGGCGGCAACGTTTGTCGTGTTTTATACGTATAGTGGATAAGGAGAAGCATGTTACCGTCTTACAGTCCACGACGGGAGTCCTGCACCTATGTTGTGAACGACTGTCAAGACCAAGGTCCGACGGGATCCAGTGGGCCAGACGGACCCCAACAAGCAGGACCCGCTGGACTCCCGGGAGCCCCAGGACCCTCTGGAGGTCTCGCAGCAACGGGTGCAACAGGGCAAACCGGAACACAAGGTCCGACAGGGAGGATAGGAGTCATCGGAGGCACGGGTCCGACAGGTCCGACTGGATTGATGGGGGCGATCATTGTGGCAGCCCCGACAGGTCCAACGGGTGTCTCTGGAGGAACGGTGCCGACGGGTGCGACTGGACCCACAGGGAGCACGGGCCGATCTGGGATGACAGGTCCCCAGGGTCCGTCTGCGTCAACGGGAGCGACAGGGCGGGACGGTCCCACGGGATGGACCGGTCCAACGGGACATGAGGGGCGGACGGGTGCGCGAGGGGCCTCCGGTCCCAGCGGGGCGACTGGAGATACCGGTCCCACTGGCGTGACAGGAGTCCAAGTGCGAGGAGCCACGGGGGCCTCCAATTCAACAACCGGACCGACGGGTCCCAAAGGAATCACGGGACCTACTGGCGTTCTGGGAACCGCTGGTCCAACCGGTCCTCCGGGCGGAACTGGGTATCTCGGAGTCCTCGGTCCAACTGGAGGAACCGGAGACATGGGTGTCGGAGCAACGGGGTGGTCAGGTCTCACAGGGCCGACGGGGCAACCTGGACCCCTAGGACCCAGAGGGCAAACGGGCTTCACTGGACCGACGGGGAGGACTGGGCCGTCTGGAGGGACGGGTCCAACGGGACCCACCGGAGCCACCGGACCCACCGGACCGACTGGAGCGACAGGCGCCACCGGACCCACCGGAGCCACAGGACCCACAGGACCCACAGGACCCACGGGTCTAGCGGGACAGACGGGACCCATCGGGCCGACAGGCGCCACCGGACCCACCGGACCCATGGGACCCACCGGAAGCACGGGTCCGACGGGCCCAACAGGACCCACTGCCTTCGGACAGCCCGGACCGACGGGGCCTCCCGTCACGATCGGAACGTCGTTTGGAACTGCGATCTACCACATGACGGGATTGATGTCGTCCATCGCTCCGGGAGGAACGGGCGCCCTCTATGCGCCCATTGTCCTCTCCAATTTTAACATTCGGGGGGCTCGGACGCCCATGTATCTCGGAGTCACCACGCTGGACACCTCGGGGGCGCAACCTCCCGTTGCCCTCATTGATGCCGGAGTCTCGTTTGTGCAGCCAAATTGGTATTACAATGTGGCCGTTCGCAATCAAAGCGCAACGACATCCTATGACGTCCTCGCGGATGTGTGGTATCAGATTGCCGCGCTCCAGAATCCGGGATTCTATGGAGGGACGTATGACGACGCTACAACGCTGACGTATACCTGGACACAGCAAACCGCGGCTCCCGCTGTGTTCTTTCAGCGGATCGATGGAGACGACACGGGAGCCACTGCAGTCACGCATGCGGGAAGCAACGTGTATGTCACGACCAATTACGGTTCAAACTGGACGATCCGGAATACCGGATTCACGGCGCCATTTCTTGTGAACGGAACCTGCGGGGCTCGGTCCAGCTCGTCGATTCTATATGCCGCACTGCTTTCCAACGCTGGCTCAACCACGACGTCTCTCTTCAAATCAACCGACACCGGTTCAAACTGGGGAACCATGACGTCGGCTGGCGCCAGGATCTGGAGATTTATCAAGTGCAATTACACCGGGACAATCGTGTTGGCGGGTCAAAACAATGGCAACCTCTATCTCTCGCGGGACAGCGGGGCGACGTGGACAGCCCAAACAACGGGAGGAAGCCCGATCTTCTGGTCGGCTGGTTATGTGTCTGATGACGGACGGGTCCTTGCCGCGACCGCCTCCGCCGGTGGAAACATTTGGGTCTCGATCGATGGCGGAACAACCTGGACCCCTCGCGCCAGCCCGCTGTCGTGGGGTCCTATTACGGGAACCTCTGATGGAAGTATTCTGTGTGCGGGATCGTTGATTGCTGGAGGAACTGGGGTGGCGGCTCTCTATCTCAGCACAGATTTTGGAACGACGTGGACTACAACGTCAACGATTACGAACGCGTCGGTCTCGCAGATTGAGATGTCCATCAATGGGAACAAACTTGTAGCGGTCGGGACCAACTTCGTGGGAAGTGTTCCCTTTTTGATTCTCAGTCAAGATGGAGGGAGTTCATGGTCCACTCCAGCGGGGGCTCCAACGGGAAACCGCCAAGCCATTGCCATGAACCCGGATGGAACACGACTGATCCTCGGAGGGAACTCAACTGGTAGCCTCCGTCCCTACACCGCCATCGGAGTTTAATCTCCCGAACAGACAGCGGAATGTCCTGGGAGCTTCTCCAGGCGGCGTACGAGAGACTCCCGCCCGACGTCTTCAATCTCATGCTGACGTACATTCCGCCCAAACCGAAGCCGGTCCCGCCTCGCTACCCCGCCGGACTTCAACGTCAGCTAGAGGCCCTGCAAAAGTCGCCGAAACGCACCGCCATGGATTTAAAAGGCCTTGAGGATTTTGTCCTTCCAAAGTAATGCCGAGTCTCCTGTTGGACCACTGGGCACACTTGGTTCGCGACTTCAAGGATAGCGAGAAGGCCTACGACATTGAGCCGCGGGACTCGGAGTTGTTGGCGATGGCGATTGCGGATTGGATTCAGACCACGCCGATCCGGCAGTGGAATCTGTTTGTGCAGAAGCGGGGGGAAGACTTTGACAAGCTCATGGCGAAACTGGAGGCAAAGCGATTTGACTCGGGAGCCATCCAACGGTTTCTAGAGGAGGAGACGCTGTGGAAAGTAACCCTAGAACTGGGAGAGCGCTAACCGCGAGACCTGTGAAGCCGACCACCCACAGGACGCTCTGCCGGAGAAGCATCAAGATCAACAGAAGCAAGAACCCAGAATTCAACCCAATGTTCAAGGCCATCTTTTCGGGACGCGTCAGCTCCCATCCGGATTCACGGAAGGCCCATTGAAACAAATCGTCCCAGGTGGAGTCCGAAAACTCGCGTTCCACCATCGTCACGAGACAGTCCCGCAGAAGAAACTCAGAGACCAGCGTCACGACCACGAGCACCAGCGTGAAGAAGCGGATCACGACGTTGTCCGTGAAGACAAAGAGGATCAGGCAGACGGGAGGTCCCCACGAGTGGATCCGAGAGACAAGGTCATACCGGTCCTCGTCAGACCAGCCGGGGGTCCGCGCCCGAATCCAATCGGCGATCGGCTTCATTATGTTGCTCGGGCAAGGAGAAAACGGAAGAATCTACACAGGAGAGTAAGAGAGAACAACTATGGGGGACACTATCGTGAGCGTTCAATTCGGAATCTCCAATCCGGAGGACATTCGCAAGCGGTCCGTCGTGGAAGTCACGACCGATAAGACCTATCAGAGCGATAAGCCCGTTCCCAACGGTGTCTTTGACGCACGCTTCGGAGTGATAGAAAATGGCAAGGTCTGCCCCACGTGTCGCCAGACCAACCAGCTCTGCCCCGGACACTTCGGACACATCACCCTGGCCCGTCCCGTCTACCTCTACCAGTTCTTTGATACCATTGAGAAGCTCTGCAACCTCATCTGCCTCTCGTGCTCCAAGCGGCTCTCCGAGGCTCCCGGCGAGGGGGTTGGCGCAGCACGGTTCAAGTGGCACCGTGAGAATGACAGTCATCCTCCGGCCTGCCCCGGATGCGCAACGCCGACCTTCGCGAAGGTGGCCAAGGTGGTTGGAAAGGCGGCCTCTCTGGAGGGACAGTTCCCGACGCCCAAGGGACAGCCGGCCCCTCCTCCGGTTCCCCTTCAGGTTGAGCTTGTCCTCCGCGCCTTCCAGCGCATCACCGACGCCGACTGCGAGGAGCTCGGCTTCAATCCCCTCTATGCTCGCCCGGAGTGGATGATCTGCACGGTGCTCGCTGTGCCGCCGCTGACCGTTCGTCCGTCGGTCGTGATGGATGATCACCAGCGCATGGAGGACGATCTGACGCACCAGCTCATCTCCATCATCCGCGCGAATGACCGGGTTCGTGAGCGCATTGACAAGAATGACGCCTCGGACATGATTGACAAGCTGACGGCACTGCTCCAGTACGCCGTGGCGACCTATGTGGACAACGACATCAAGGGCCTGCCGCCGACGCAGCAGCGGTCGGGTCGTCCGCTCAAGACCCTCAAGTCTCGCTTCGGAGCGAAGACCGGTCGTGTGCGCGGCAACCTCATGGGCAAGCGTGTGGACTTCAGTGCCCGCACGGTCATCACGCCGGATGCGACGATTGACCTGGACGAGCTCGGTGTGCCCGAGGAGATCGCGATGAACCTGACCTTCCCGGAGACGGTCAATCCCTACAATCGCGAGCGCCTCCTGGGCTACGTGCGCAACGGTCCGACGGGCTACCCGGGTGCCAAGGACGTCTACCTCAAGCGCGATCAGACCAACTTCCGTCTGGGCTACGTCAACCCGGACCGAATTGATCTCCGCGAGGGCGACATTGTCCACCGCCACCTGATTGACGGCGACATCGTCCTCTTCAACCGGCAGCCGTCGCTCCACAAGGCCTCCATGGAGGCCCACCGCGTCCGTGTCCTGCCCGGCAGCACCTTCCGCCTGAACGTCTCCGCGACCCGTCCCTACAATGCGGACTTTGACGGCGATGAGATGAACATGCACGTGCCGCAGAGCATCTCGGCGGCGACGGAGCTCCGGTTCCTCGCGTCTGTGCTGCGGAACATCATCAGCCCCCGCACGAACAGCCCGATCATCCAGCTCTTCCAGGACACGATGACGGGAGCCTACCGCATCTCGCAGCCTGGTGTCACAGTTCCGGAGCCGATTGCGATGAACATCCTGGCGCGCATCAAGCGTCCCTTCGTGCGCAAGAACGGTCCCTGGACGGGATTGGAGCTCATCTCGGCCGCCTTCCCTCCCATGAACTACACGGGCGGTGGCATCGCGCTGGAGAATGGGCAGCTGGTCTCGGGTGTGCTCAAGAAGTCGGCGACCTCGGGTCTCGTCCACGTGATGTATACGGACTTCAGCCCGGAGCGGGCGGGGCAGCTCATCAACGACATCCAGTCCATCGTCACGCAGTTCAATCTCTACACGGGCTTCAGTGTGGGAACGTCCGATCTCATCGCGAACGTGGAGACGCTGGCCTTCGTGAATGAGACCATCAAGGAGGGACGGGAGTCGGTGGCGAACATCCTCTCCAATGTCCACAGCGGGCGCTACAAGAACGTCTCGGGCATCTCGGATGGCGAGAAGCTGGAGGACGACATCTCCAGTGCGATGAAGGATGTCGCGGCGAAGATCAACAAGGAGGTGATTGAGAGCATGAAGATGCGCAAGGAAGGGGAGGCCGTGAATCGCATCGTTCAGATGGTGGATTCTGGCTCCAAGGGAGGTGATCAGAACATCACGCAGATGGTGGCCGCGCTCGGTCAGCAGCTCATTGAGGGTCGTCGCGTGCAGTATACCCTCCAGGACCGCACCCTGCCGCACTTCACGCGCTACGATGATGGTGTGGAGAGCCGCGGGTTCGTCCAGCACTCCTTCGTGGACGGTCTCATGCCTGCGGAGTTCTTCTTCCACGCCATGGCAGGTCGTGAGGGTCTCATTGACACGGCCGTCAAGACCTCCGATACCGGCTACATCCAGCGCCGCCTCATGAAGACGATGGAGGATCAGCACGTGGACTACGACGGAACGGTCCGTAACGTCACGGGCAGCATCATCCAGTTCCAGTATGGCGACGACGGGATTGACTGTGTGTCCGTGGAGGGTCAGCCCTGCGAGCTTGCGCTCATGACGCTGGAGGCTATCTACCGGGACTTCGCGCTCACGGCTGAGGATGTCAACCGCTTCCTGACGACGGAGGTGGAGGGTGTGGTTCCGGATCTTGTGGACGAGCTCCTGGCGGACCGCGAGATGCTCGTGAAGGACGTCTTCCGCTACCGCAAGAGCGACATGGTGCAGGCTCCCGTGCACCTGAAGCGCCTCCTGTCCAAGTATGCGAATCCCTACTCCACCAAGACCAACCTGACACCGGAGCACGTGGTGGCGGCCATCGGAGCCTTCGTCAAGGAGTTCCCGCACAACAAGGTCTTCCACTGCCTCCTGCGCTTCTACCTTGCGCCGCGCAAGTCTATCGTGGTGATGCGGCTCTCGGAAGAGCTGTTTGACGAGGTGATGCGCGACATCCGGTTCCGTTACATCAAGTCGCTGGTCCACGCGGGGGAGATGGTGGGCGCCCTCGCCGCGCAGTCCATTGGGGAGCCGACGACGCAGCTCACGCTGAACACCTTCCACTCTGCGGGAACGGCCAAGGCGAATGCGACGTCCGGTGTGCCCCGCATCAACGAGTTGCTGGATGCGACCTCTAACCCGAAGCGGCCGAGCAATACGGTCTACATGCGGACGGAGCTTCAGTCCAATCAGAATGAGGCCATCAAGCTGATGCAGACGATCCAGCGGACGACGCTGCGGGACATCACGAAGCGCGTGAAGCTCTTCTATGATCCCTATCCTCTGTCCACGGACACCGTGTTGGAGGAGGACCGCGAGCTTCTCCAGTCCTACGAGGCGTTCAGTCTGGAGACGGGCTGCAGCACCAGTCCGTGGATTCTGCGCCTGGAGCTGAATGACATGGAAATGGGCGCCCGCAACATCATGGACCTGGTCCAGATCCAGAGTGCCCTGATGTCGGATCCGGCGCTCAAGATCGTGGAGTGCCGCCACAGTGACACCGCAGCGAAGAACCTCGTGATGCGGATTGCCTTTGATGCGGCGGCGGTCAAGAATCCCCTCCAGCTCCGGTTCCTGGAGGACAAGCTTCTGGAGACGAAGCTCACGGGTGTCACGGGCATCGGGCGGGTTCACATGCGCACGGTGAAGAATGAGGTGCTCTACCAGCCGGAGGTTGGAGGCTATGTCCCGGCCGACCAGTATGTGCTGGACGTGGAGGGCACGAACTTGTACGAGCTGGCGGTGGTGGAGGGTGTGGATGCGACGCGCACCTTCTCCAACGACATTCACGAGGTCAATGAGGTGCTGGGGATTGAGGCGGCGCGGATGTCCATCTACGAGGAGATCAATGAGGTCTTCAGCTCGGAGAAGGTGAACTTCCACCACCTCGCGGTGCTGGTGGACACGATGACCTTCAGTGGGCGCATCGTTCCGGTCAATCGGTTCGGCATGAAGAAGAATGAGACGGGCGTGCTTGCGAAGTCCTCGTTTGAGGAGACCAGCAAGACGATGTTTGAGGCGGCGACCTGGTCGGATCGGGACAGCATGCGCGGTGTCTCTGCGAACATCATGTTCGGACAGAAGCCGCCGTGTGGCACCGGGTTCGTGGACATCCTGGTGGATGAGACGAAGCTGCCCGAGGGAGGAGAGGACGAGCTGGATCTGGAGGCCGAGGCCCTGGAACAGGTGAATGCCCGCCTGGAGAAGGTGGAGCCCGGCGAGTGCCGGATGGAGGACATTCTGATGGCGTGGTAAACGTTCTCTGGAAGAGACAATGGGGGACGATGATGTAGAAGGATCCAAGGCCTTGGTCCTCAAACTCTATGGTCCAGAGCTCGGCCCCAAACTCGCCTATGCAGCGGGCTATGGTCGCGGCTACAATTATCGCAAGGTGCTTGAACCCACCGACGCAACAGCGCAGTGCGAGAACACGGGGCATCCCTATAAGGCCGGTATGCTGTGCTATATGTGCGGACTCCCGATTCCTGCGAAAGCAGAGATGACGGGCGCGAGCGATGAGCTCTGGCCGGAATGCGAACATATTTTGCCGTTGACGGAGGGTCGGTGGCTTCTGGATATTTACATGACGAACCGGATCCAAACGGACCCGTGGACAGTCCGGGCTCGTCAGCTTGAATACGACCAAGCGCATCGTGTCTGCAATCAGGCCAAGCGAATGGATAGCTATATCGTCACGGGCGCTGACGGGACTGTGGCTGTCTCTCGGAGTCGGATCAAAGCCATTCTTCTCACCGTGAAGAAACGGGCTGAGACCGATGTGAAGAAGGGCGACAAGCGCAAGACGACCGTCGCAATTTCAACGATGGATGTGGAGGCGCGTGCAGATGCCTTGATGGCGCGGGTTCAGGGACTCGTAGACCACATCAATGCTGCCCCGTTCAGAACGAAAGCGGGTCAGGGACTCGTTGTTCTGATGCAGACCGCCTTGTTTGTGGATCCCCAGTCCTTGGTGGCGCCTGCGAAGGAAGTCCATGACGCATGGTACAAAGATGCCGGGGGAATCCAAGAAACCTACAATCGGAACCTCTTGGCCTTCATCGCGCAGACAAAAGCGGCGTACCCTGTTCTCGCGTCTGATACGGAACGCGTCGCGTATCTGACGAAACTGTTGGCTCGGGACACGGATGAAGGGTTGGAACGGGGGTATGTTGCGTCTGTGGATCCCCAGGTGGATACGATTCTGAAAGCGATCTTTGACAAGACCTCAAGCGACGACACGCAAGTGGATCCGTCTGGAGCTCATTTTCTGAGTCTTGTGACCTATGGTCTCTACGCAGCCCTCTACAGCCAGCTCGCCAGGGCTGGTCAAAAGGCATCCCAACGTCTTCGCTGCGAACTCCTTGCTCGCATGACCCGGATTGCGGGACTTCCGGGCCCAATTGGCGCGACTGGGAAGCCGGGACCCCCGCTCCAACCCAGTGCAGTGTCTCTCTTTGGGCCCATCCCCACGCTCTCTGCCGAGGAAACGAGAGCCTGTGCGTCGTTTACCGCAGCCGACGCCCGAGAGCAACGCGCCTATCTCGCCGCAGTCGACGAGGAAACTCTAGACGGACCGGCGACGGACATCGTGCGAGGAGTGAGTGATGGACTAGACGCGACCGCCAGACGGTTCGGCGTGGATGTGTCTGCGAGTGCGAAACCTGGACTCCTCGCCTATGCGAAGAAATGTGTCCTGACCTATCTCATGGCGTTCCCCGAGAATACATATGAAGCCCAGATCGTCGCGGCGCGTTCCATCGCGGAGAGACCTGATTTCTCGCTTGCATTGCTGAGGGCTGGATTCACCACGGAGGAGTATCAAACGGCGTTGTTCCGCGAGTCTGTCGTGTTTGCGCGGGGTGCAGCGCGCCGCAGGAAGACATACCGCAAGAGCTCCAAGCGTCGCAAGACGCTACGCAAGCGCATCCGTGCAGGAGTCGTACCAAAATAAGATATGCCGCTGAGCGGTCCCATCAAAGAGACCCTTGTCCATCAACGTTTGAATCAGCCACCACATGCGATGCTTCATCTCGCGCATCGGAGGCGCGGTCTGGATCCACTCCTTTTGCGCCTTCAACCACACACGAATGCTTTCCACGACCTCGGGGTCGGCATTCTCATGTGTAAAGAGCTTGCCATAGGAGACCGAGTGTCCCTTGGCGCGAAAGAGACTCAGAAACTTGTAGAAGATCATTCCATTGGGACCCAGCGTATCCAGGCCGTTCTCATAGTCGGTCTGCATTCGTTTACGGAGACGATGCGAACGACCCCTAAATGATTCCCCAGCTGCTTCTCGGGATGGGTGCGATTCAGTCGTGTGGAACCGGACGTGCGACGCTCCTTGGCTATGACAGCCAGCCTGCGACTCCGGTTGCGGGGGACAATGTGACGCTGTGGGTGGCCTATACGATTCCCGGCGCTGCGGTGACGGGTGGAACGGCGACGTATACCGTCACGCTCAACGGAATCCCCCTCCCTGCAACCGTGGATCCGCTCTGCACGCAGACGCCCTGTCCCAAGGAGACGGGCGTGACCTACAACGAGAGCACGTGGTCCATCTTTCCTACCGGAGTGGCGGGCAAGATCGTGTCGCGGATTGAATGGGCGGACCAGGATGCGGCTCCTCTCTGGTGTGTAGAGACGACGTGGAGAGTTTCGGGCTAAAGGATAATGGTCAATCTCACCCACGACGAACTGGCGGAGATTACACCGACCTCCTTTCCCCCGGCCTCTCCGGAGGCGCTTCAGGACATGCGGTCCAAGGCCTGTGCGTCGTCGCAGGGAGGGTTTACGCTTCAGAGCCATCAGCGATTCTTGCGTCGCGTTCTGTCTCCGGACGCGCCTCTGCGCAGTGCGCTTGTCGTTCACGGCACGGGAACTGGCAAGACCTGTACCGCCATCCAGGTTGCGGAGGAATACATCCTTCGTCCCGAATTCCAAGACCAAAAGGTACTCATCGTCGCCTCGGCTGCGGTTCAGGAGAACTTCCGCGACCAGATTTTTGACATGTCGCGGGTCAAGGTGACCGAGGGGGGCCTGTTGGAATCCAAGCAGTGCACCGGTCGTCGCTATCTTGAAATGCTCCAGCGGATTGAGCAGGAGCCCAAGAATTGGTCCAATGCCGAGGTTCGGGACAGGCTGGAGCGCACGGCGGATCGCATCATCTCCGAGTTTTATGAGTTCACGGCCTATGCGTCGTTCGGCAACCGGATCAACGAAATGGAAGCGCTGGGTCCGGCCAAGTTTACCGAGTGGGTCCATGCCACCTTTGACAACCGTCTGCTCATCATTGACGAAGCGCACAACATTCGCCCCAAGGCGGACCTTGGAAGTGAGAAGGCCATCACGGCGGCGCTGGAACGGCTCGTCAAGACGGCGGATGGGCTTGTCCTTGTTCTGTTGACGGCGACGCCCATGTATGAGTCCTACGACGAGATCATGCTCTATTTCAACCTCTTTCTGTGGAATGAGCGCCGGCAGCCGTTGACCAAGTCCCTCCAGGCCTCCACGTTCTTTGACACGAGCGCAGAGCTCAAGGAAGGTCCCACCCGAGCTACCTTCCTAGGCTATTGCCAGGACTACATCTCGTATGTGAAGGGCGAGAATCCCTTCACGTTTCCGTTTCGGTTGCCGCCCCCGAAGTCAGTGTCCCCGCGTCCGACCAAGACCTGGACGGGCGAGGCGTATACGACACCGCTTCAGTATCTGACACTGGTGGACACTCCAGCGGCCGGGCTCCAGGCGGAGGTCTTGGGGAAGGAGAAGGGACGGGACGAGGAAGACAAACGGCGTCTTCTGATGCAGCCGACGGTGGCTGTGCTTCCGGGCAATGCAGACTTTGGAGAGACCTTCACGCTTCGGGGAACCCAATATGCCTACACCGGGACGCCCTTCTTGGGACCGGAGACCCTTGCGAATCACTCGGCCAAGTTTGCCCGCGTGATCAAGAGCCTTGAGACTGGAGAGGGGATTGCCTTTGTGTATTCCAACTATGTCGGCATGGGTGCGGTTCTGTTCGCCATGGCGCTGGAAGAGCATGGCTATGGTCCGGCCACGGGACTTCCGGTGCTCACCAACCCGGCCTACAAAGGACCGTCCAAGGGCAAGTATGCGCTCCTGACGTCCACGAATACCGAGAAGGGTATTGCGAAGCTGGTGAGTCAGGCGCGGAGTGAGTCCAATCGCGACGGGTCCAAGATCCGCGTGATCATTTCCAGTCCTCTCGTCGCAGAGGGCGTGGACTTCCGGTGTGTCCGGCAGGCCCATATCCTGGATCCCTGGTGGAACATGAGCCGGATTGAGCAGGTCATCGGCCGCAGTCTTCGCACGTGCAGTCATACGCTTCTGCCGCAGGAGAAGCAGAACTGTACGGTCTACCTCCATGTCGTTCGGACTCCGGAGGGTGGGGAGTGTTATGACGAGTATACCTATCGGACGAAGGTGGAACCCAAGGCTGAGAAGATCGCGCGGGTGCGGACGGTTCTGGAACGGGCGGCGATGGACTGCCCGTTGCGCGTGGACCTCCCGGAAGACTGGCGGAGGCTCCCGGTCACCCAGCAGCAATCGGAAGGACGGGCGGACGTGACCTATCGGTTGAACGATATGCTGGCCCCGTCATTCTTGGGAGACCATGCGACGGAGTGTATCGTGGCGCCCAGTGTCAAGGATCCCTCGCACGTGCGACCGCTGTCCACGATCTTGGATGTTCGCGATGAACTCCTGGACAAACTCGGGCGGCTCCTGCTGGACAAGCCGATCTGGGACAAGGATCAGCTCCTGACGGCCTTGGCCCCGTATACCCGCGAGGTCAGTCTGTATACCCTCCAGCAGGCCATTGACTCGGGAACGCGGTTCCGGGATGCGTTCAATCGTCCGGCTGTCTTGGAGTCCAAGGGCGAACTCTATGCGCTGGCTCCCTTGGAGGCACAGAGTGGAACCCTGGTAGACCGGACTCTGAAACCGATTCCCCGAGGGCGGAAGGAGCTTCCGTCAGTGACCAAGGCTCCGGAGGCTCCCGTGACGGTCAGCCCAGATCTGTTGGCGAGCAAGCGGTCAGCGCTTGTGCTTCCAGGCGATGCGAGCACGCGCTTCTCCCAGGAGCTGTTGGACGGCTATGTCCTGGACCATCTGCTCACAGACGCCGAACGTGTGGCGTATCTCCGGACCAAAACGGGCGCCACTCCCTTTGAAGATCGGTTGCGGGTCACTGGGACAGACATCCTTGTGCTCGGTCACGAGCGGTATGATCCCAGCGAGCTTCCGATCGGCGAGGAGAAGACGCGCTTGGATGAATGGACCGCCGTGCTCGCGACACGGTTTTCCGAGATCATCGCCTCCGGGACCCTCTTCGCGTCGTTGACGTCAGACGGCAAGTTTACGCTGAGCAAAGTCCGAGCGGTCTCGGAGTCCAGCGTTGTTCGGTCCTACGATCCCAAGTCCAAGACGTTCCTTCCGACCACGTGCGGAACAGGGGCGCATCCCCGCGATGTGATGCTGGCGTTTGCCAAGACGGTAGACTCCAAGGGCGTGGGGATTCCGGCGGGGGTGACCAAGGTTCCCGACATTTGCGTCTACGCGGAGCTCTTGGCCCGAGAGCAGCAGAGCTGTGCCTGGATCACTCCCGAGGAGTTGTCGGTTCTGTACGACGATCCGGCTCTCCGCAAGCGATTCACGGCGGAGTTTAAGAAAACGAACCCGGTGTAAAGAGACAGGAGAGAGTCAATGGATCCGCTTGTGGAACGTCGTGAGCTCGTTCGGAATGTGCATCTTGTGGCGAAGGACCTCAAGCGCAATATTGAAGCCAGTCTCCTGGCCCAACTCCGTCACAAACACGAGGGACGCTGTGTATCCGAGGGGTATATCATGCGCCGGAGTATCTCGGTGGTGGACCACTCGCTCGGCCGCATCAACCTGATCCGCGGCGGTCTTGAGTATGTCGTCAAGTTCCAGGCTGATGTCTGTCTTCCCCACCCCGGACAGGTCTTCCGGGCCACTGTCTCGCTCAAGAGCAAGATTGGGCTTCACGCTGAACTCCCGCCGCTCAAGATTCTCCTTCCCCGCGACCTCCACATTGGAAATGGAGAGTTTGACGAGGCCGCCGAGGGGCAGGAGGTAGAGGTGGAAGTCATTGGGTCTCGCTTCCAGCAGGGCGACGAGAGCATTGTGGTCCTTGGCAAGCTTCGGACCATTGTTCGCCCCGACGCTCCGAAGGCAGCGGAAGCCGACGAGGAGCTTCCTCCCCTGATTGCGGCTCCGGTGGGCCCGGATGGCTCTGATGGCAAGAAGGTGGTGACGGTGGACCTTGCGACCACCAAGCCGTCTGCGGAAGCTGCGCGGAGGAAGCGTCTGAGACCGAATGGCGAGGGAAAGACAAATGAATCGTAGTCAGCTCGAAACGCTGCGCGAGAAAATTGATGGACTTGACCCCCAGGAACACGCTCAGCTCTTTGAGGTCATCAAACGCTATACCGATCGCTATACAACGACGCAGAGTGGAGTGCTTGTCTCCTCCGAATTTTTACCTGGAGAGTGTCTTCAGGAGCTCTCAACGATGGTGTCGTTTTACTCCGACCAACGGAAACGGATGGACGTGGATACGCTTGAACGCAAAGCGCTTACACGGCAGTCAAAAACGGACTAAACAGATCCTCGCCTTAGAATAAGCAATGGAGTCTCTTCTTCCTGCGCCAACCCGGGAGAGTATCACGAAGCTGGTACGCATCGCCCAGTCGGACGCAAAGGCAGAACTCGAGGTCAAGGTCCTCGCTGGTCAACTGCAGACCAAAGATGAGGCGGACCGTGTGGTGGCAGCTCTGTCTGAGCTCACGTCAGGTGGCTATACCGAAACACATCGGGCGACCTTCTCGTATTCGGATGGACTTCGGGTGCACGTCACGTCACCTGAGCATATTCTCAAGGTCTGCTCGTCGGGGAGTTTCCGTGGCGTTCCTCTGGAGGTGGAGCGCAAGACGCGGTATTCTGAACTCTCCGGAGAGTCGGATGTCGTGGACATTCCCGACCTCAAGCTTCGCGTGACCCTCCGTCAGGAGGAGCCGCTGCGTCGCGATTTCAGCGGGAGTCCGATGGACCCCAAGAACCACATCCGAATTCTCAATCGCCGCACGTGGCGGAGTGCGGATGGACTTCTGCAGATTGACATGTCGCTCGTCAAGTCCAAGACCAAGTCCACGAAGTCGCTCGCCGAGATCCTCAAGCAAACTCCGTCCTACGAGTTGGAGCTGGAGATCCTGAAGACCAAGGCGGAGCCCGCGGCAATCGTGCGGTCGCTCCTCCAGCACGCCGAGGCTGTGGTCGGCGCCTACCAGCAGAGCCCGTTCATCCTCACAGAGTCGGACATGCAGCGCTACAAGCTGGAATCGGATGCAAGTCGGATCCCATTCCTGAACCCCGTGACCCTTGCGCGGCGCCATCTGATGCCCGGTCGCCCGAATTCCATCCTCTCCGGCTACACGGTCACGAACAAGGCGGATGGCGAGCGGTGTATGCTCATGGTCATGCGCGATCGTCGCCTCATTCGCTGGACTCGCAAGGGCACGTTCATGTGGACAGGACTCACGGCGAACGATGACAAGCACCTCGGGGATGTGCTGGATGGCGAGTATATCGCGGACCGCAATCTCTTCTGTATCTTTGACATCTACGTCTACCGGACGAAGAAGGTGGACCGTCTGCCGCTGCTGACGTCGGATGAGGATGTGCTCAAGGAGCCGACCAAGTCTCGCCTCGGGTGTGCGCGTCTCTTCCTCCAGGATCTCTCCAAGGACTTCAGCGCGGCCTTTGCGAAGACGCCGTTCCGGATTGAGACCAAGCTCTTCCTGGCCGGAGATGGTCCTGCGATGGAAAAGGCGATTGCCCAACTGTTGGACACCCAGTTTGAGTATCCAACGGACGGTCTTGTCTTCACGCCTCGGGCCTCCTCAGTGGGCCCTGTCTCGGAGCGCAAGGGCTCCACCTGGACAACCGTCTACAAGTGGAAGCCCCCCATTCAGAATTCTATTGACTTCCTGGTCAAGCTTCAGCCCGGAGAGGCCTATGATCCTGTCTTGGATCGGCCGGTTCGGAAGGGCACGCTCTACGTCGCCCGCAATCCGGGAACTGACATTCTCTACCCCTGTGAGACCCTGACGGGCGAATACAAGGCTCCGGAGCTCCCGCTGGACCTCAAGTATAACGCGGCAGAACGCGTTCCGTCCCCGTTTCAACCCTCCGCGCCGCGTGCACCCGAGGCGTCTGAACTCTTGGTTCCAGTGGACGCGAAGGGGATTCCGGTAGACATGGAGGGGAAGCGGGTGGAGGATACGACGATCATTGAATGCTCACGGGATACAACCACAAATCGGTGGAACGTCCTTCGCACGCGGTATGACAAGACCTACCAGCTTCGTGTGAAGGGCGAACCCCAGTTCGGTAACGATATCTGGACGGCGGAGGACATCTGGACAAACATTCATTCTCCCATCACGGAGGGGATGCTTCGGAGTGTCGCCACGGTTCCTGTGGACGACCTGGCCGAGGACACCCTCTATTACAAGGACACTCTGGAATCTCGCGATCGTGCGATGAAGGATGTGCTGGAGTTTCACAATACACTCAAAAAGCAGCTGTACAAGACCTATGTCAAGAAGGGCACGACGCTCCTAGAGCTTGCCGTGGGTCGGGGCAATGACCTGCACAAGTGGCGGCTTGTGAGTCCTTCCAAGGTGGTCGGAATTGACCTGTCGGAATCCAATCTCTCTGCGCCACGGCAGGGCGCGTGTGTTCGCTACCTCCAAACTCAGCGGGAGTCTCCGAAGGAGAAGCTTCCTCCGGTTCTCTTCCTCGCGGCGGACATGACCCAATCCTTGGCCGCGCAGGACAATCGCTACCTGCGCATCCTCATGGGTCGGGAGCCTCCTCCCACTCCGTACCTAGAACAATTTGCTGGACTTCAAACGTTTGACGCCATCTCGTGCCAGTTCGCGATCCACTATGCGTGTGGCAGCGAGGAGACGTTCCGCACCTTTGTGGGCAACCTGACGGCGCACGGGACGGGGATGTTCTTCGGCACCTGCATGGACGGTCAGGCGGTCTACAGTCTGCTGCTGGGCACGACGGGACACCTGTTCCGGAGCCCGAAGTCGGTCTGGGGCGAGTTCCGGAAGGACTATGCGGAGGGCGAGGGATGGACGGAGGAGTTTGGCAAGCAGATCACGGTGAAGCTGGAGAGCTTTGAGCGCCCCGTGCAGGAATACCTGGTGCCCTGGGGCAAGGTCGTGGAGATCTTGAAGGAGAACGGCTATGAGCTCGTCCAGACGACGATGTTCGGAGATGCCTATGCCAATCAGTCGCGCTTCACGTTTGAGGCCGAGCACCAGGCCTTCTCGTTCCTCCACCGGAGCTTCGCCTTCAAGCGGGTGGAGTTGCCCCCGAAGCCCAAGGAGGAAGAGGTTCAGGAGGTCAAGGTTCCGACGCTGGAGGAGCCTGAGGGCAAGGCTGGCGAGCCGAAGGAGGCTGAGGAGGGGAAGACGGAGGAACCGGCCAAGCCCGAGGAAAAGCCGAAGACGGTGATCAAGGGCAAGCGACTGGTCAAGCTCGCTGAGCCGGAAGGTCCCGAGCCGGTGCTCTTCTCCACCGATCTCCCAGAGTTCAAGGAGTTCAGCACGGGCTATGATGCGCCCATGCAGATTGACGGAGTTACCTTCCCGACTGTGGAGCATTACCTTCAGTGGTCCAAGGCCAAACAGTTTGGAGATGCGGAGGCACAAGGCAAGATCATGAAGACCGCGTCGGCGAAGTCTGTGAAGTCTTACGGCGACAAGGTGAAGGATGTGAAGGAGGAGGAATGGGCTGAGAAGCGGGATCAGGTCATGCGCATCGCGCTCAAGGCGAAGTTCATGCAGCATCCTGACCTTAAGGCGAAGCTCCTGTCCACAGCTGATCGCCCGATTGGAGAGGCGAACGCGCGGGACAAGTATTGGAGCATTGGGACGGGTGCGGACACGTCCAAGGCGAAGATCCCGTCCAAGTGGCCGGGCAAGAATCGCCTCGGTGCGCTCTTAATGGAGTTGCGGAGTGAGCTCAAGGAGTAATTAGCGCCTCCGCGTGGTGCGCCTGCGGCGCGTAGACCGCCGGCTCTTGCGCCCCTTCCCGCCTTTGGCGACGGGGTAAAATTCAATCAGCCCTTCTCCTTCTCTGTCGTCGTCGTCAACGACGTTCACACGGTCAGTAAGTTTTGTATGACTCGCAGGGTCATCTTTGAAAATCATGAACTTCTTCGCGTTCTTTCGCTTGACCTCCTCCGCCGGAGCCGCGGTTGTGAAGGTCTTGAAATTGTCGGTCGTCCGACCATCCGGGAATCGGGTCATCAGGACGCTCTTGAACCTCTCGAACGCCTTCGTATTCAAGTCAAGGTCATCTTTATAGATGACGTTGCCGTAGTTCTGGAACACATCCCCACCCACGACCTTGAACGCGACGTCATACGTCTTGTCTGCCATTTCTTCTTACAGGAGAAAAACGGAACTGTTCTGGGTATCGGAGAGACCAGCACCTACCAGAATGACGCACCGTATCTACTCTCTCTACGTTGATGTGTTCCAGAATGGATTTGAGACGGACATCCGGGATCTCCCGAAGCCGCAGCTGGAGGCTCTGAAGGATGCGATCCGGGAGCTCTGGAGCCCGACCTTTAACTCAACACAGGAGTTCAAGGTCTTTGAGAATCCGGACGGAGATATGCTCCATCTGGTCTTCTATGAGAAGGGGATCCAGTCCGCAATCCCGGACGATTGGGTTGATCGCGAGGTTGCCTTTGGCGCTCCGGGTGTCAATGAACAGATCCTCAAGCTTGTGGGAGATCGTCTTCCGATCCGGATGCCGGGATTCGGTTGGGACCGGATTGAGGTTCAGTTCTCCGATGTCTAAAACGGATTCCCGCATCCCGAGAGAGAGCATCGGAATGGACACATATAAGCCTGTCCACAAGACCCATCTTCATTATGCCCGCATTCTTCGGCGAGGCAAGTCCATCGCAGAAGCCCGCAACTCCATTGGATCTCGGTCCAAGGGCTGCGGCTATTCAGATCAAAGCATTCATGCAGAACGCGCAGTCGTGAAGCGTCTTGGTGACCTTTCACAACTGAACGGGTGTGTGCTTCTTGTTGTCCGCATCAACAAGGCGGGAGACTTCCTCAATTCCAAGCCCTGTGCGGATTGTCAGAAGTTCTTAGAGAAGTGCATGCGGGACTACGGACTCCGAAAGGTGATCTACTCCTGACCCATCTGACGACAATACTCCTCGTAGGACATGCGAGGAGCGGGAGGAGGCGCTTGAGGAGACAGGGCCTGGGGAACAAAGCGAGTAAAGAGCTGCTGGCCGACCATGGCACTCGCCTGCTCGTTGGTGAGCTCGCCACGCTCCAGTTTTCGCTTGAGGTTCAGCATCTCAAAAAAGGTCTGATCCAGACGGTCTTCGGCGTGAAGCTGGAAGAGACTGGGGTAATTGAAGTAGAGGGTCGTGTTCTCCTCCTTGAGCTTCGTCTCGTAGTCCTGAGTCTTCCCCTGGCGCTTGAGGAGACGCCACTTCTTCTTGCTCGCATCCATCTGCTTGACGAGCGCCTGGATCTGCGTTGCGGTCAGAACCTCCTCTGTGATTCCACGCTTTCCGGCTTCTACTTCTTCGGGGGTGAGTTCGCGGGCAGCCGACATACTTCTTTGTAGGTTTATCTAACATGGAGGAGTCCGCAGTAAATTGGACAGAGTGGGCTGTCAAGCGCGTCTTGTTCTGGGAGACCGATGACGTCAAAATCGGAAAATTGGTCCGGGCGATCCATGCCGGGTTTACCTATATGATGCTCCTCCTCATCGCGCTGTCCTTTACGCTGATCCCGGCGTTCTGGTTTCAGACGATTCTTCTCTGTCTCGCGGGAGTCATCTGGCTTCATCACATTCTCTTTCATGGATGCGTTGTGTCCAAGGTGGAGCAGCGATTGCTCAAGGATGAGACGTCCTTTTTAGATCCGTATCTGGATCTCTTTGGCGTGGAGGCGACCGAGCGATCCAAGCAAGGAATTCTGATGATGCTCAGTACGGTGGGCATCACGCTCTTTACCCTCGCATGGGGAGGGCGAGTGGTGCGTGAGGTTCTACCGCTCTTGACAGCGCTGGGGAAAGCTGCTGCACCAGGGCTTCACATTCCTCCGCAGTTGTCATCCCTGTCAGGATCACCTGTCCTGTCCTGAACACCTTAGCGATCCACTTGGTCTCTGGGAAGTAGACCTTGACCGCCGGATAGACCGCCGGTTCATAATTGGTCTTGTAGCCCTGGCGACGAAGGGCCGCGTGGAGACTCTCACGCGAGAGATTGGTGATGCCGCGAAGCGACGTCTTGTAATTCATGAGAACCACGCGACGGGTGTCCGGTGTCCACGTGCCCTCCAGCACAGCCTCAGGACACTCGGTCTCAATGTGCTGCTGAATCCGCCGAACCACCTCGCGATCATACCGCTCGTCCAGAACGCCCGTGATGTGAAACACGCCGTTCTGGAAGATCTTGACCGTAATCTCCTTCTCGCGAAGGGCGCCATCTCCCGTGGAGAGCAAGACCATCGTGATGCTATTGTGCCCGAACCCCGTCGTCCGCTTGGGCGCTGCCGGCTTCACGCGGTGCCGGATTCTGTCCTTTTTGGACTCGCCGCGCTTGAGGACGCCTTGCTTTTCGAGCTTGATGAACACTGACGTCAGGGGGAGGGTCTGCACGAGTCTCGTCGTGTCCAGGCGAACCCCCATTGCGTAGAGCACGACCATTGTTGTGAGAACCGGGGACTCCATTGGGGTCGGCTGTGTAAATGGTCTCCACCTCCGTTTTCCACGCAAACGGCAATAGCAGGGGCATGGAGCAGACCAGATGGCAGGGGAAGGTGCGCAGGACGACCCGTAACCGAGTCTCCTCCTGGGGCGTCAGCATAAAGCCTTCTAGATAGCCAAACCAGACCACTGCAGTGGACTGATGATCTACAACCGCCAGCGCGGCGTCCACGAGTTCCTCTAGGGGAACGCCGGACAAGTCAATCCACTCCGGCTTCCGGGGCACCGGGAGGGTGTAGACCGTCAACATTGATTGCTTTCACACGGCTCCGTTTAAGACGGAACCTCAGGGCGAGACCTGGAGGTCGGGAGCGTCACCTGCTGGGCCACCGTGAGCGAGCAGCCACATCCCCCCTTGAACTGCGGGGGCTTCCCGCAGACCTGGCAGCACGATGCGGTGTTCCAGCCGCGGGCATAGGTGTTCTTCGCAGCCTGAACCGCCGCAAGCTGCGCATTCGCCGCAAGACGATCGTTGTAGTCAGGCATGGCGCTGACATCATAGCAGACCATCGTAATCTGCGAGGGCTTCGCATTCACCGCCATCGCGCTCTGGGCCACGGCCTGTCCAGCGGTGTATTCGGTATAGATCGTCGTATCCTGAACCGAGTGTCCGCCCTTGATCGGGGCATTGATCCGAGTGGATGCAGCGTTCAGAACGACGTTGCCCGAGAGGGTGGTCGTCTTCTGCTCCTGAACGCCAGAGGCCGCAAGACGACGAATGATTTCAGTCTGATGGCCAGCATCCCGATGGGGGCGCGTGTCCAGAATCTGCGGAGTCCGCTGCATCTTCCGCGACAGGTATTCACTGTACGAGGACATTTGTCTTACTCTAGAGCAAGCCAAAAATATGGAGCTCCGAATCCGGATTCCATGGGACTATGCCTGTTGTGTGGAGGAGTGCGAGGGCTTCGCGGTTGCGGGAGAGTGCTACTGTTTCAGCTGTCTTCTAGAGTCCATCTCAAACCCCCGGATGTGTGAGGAAGTGTCTCCGACAACACTCCAGCGTAAGACCGAGATCATTCATCGCGCGGCCCTCCGCCGTCACGGTCGTCGTGGTCGTGAGGTAGACAAGGTCGTCCGTCTCTGACCGTCCATCTTGCTTGCGATAGGCCTTGATGCGTTCCAGATAGGCCTTCCACTTTCCATAGAGAGGCTTATTGCACGTCACGCAGACAACGGGGATTGGGAAGTCCATGTGCTGTCTCCTTTGTAGAAGGCAGAGGGTTCCGTTTTTCTTCTCTGCCGAAACAACAATGCTCGTGCGCGCAACCTACCGCAACTTTGCGATTCTTGGCTTTGCGCTGATGTTGATTCTGGGATTCGGCTTCCTCGTGTGGACCAAGGACGTCAAGATGGACGCCATCGCGAAGGACATCGTCAAGGACCACAGCCGGTTCACGCCGACGGACTCTATTGATGTCGCCCAGGCGATGCGGTTGGTTACCCACGACCCGCCGAAGATGCTCGCGCCTCCAGTGCGGGCACCTCCGCTGCTGATGTTCCCGCCGTCAGACGGGGACTTGGCACGCCTCTCCGGGCTTTGAACGCCTGCGCTTCGGTCGCTGGACCCTTCATCGTCCACGGCCACTCGGCTGCAACTGGCGGACGTTGTTCCGCCACGCGGTCATACATCACCTGAAGCACAAGGCGATCCTGCGGGGTCATCTTCGCGAGCATCTCGTGTGTAAAGTTCATTCTGGGGTACAGAACTTGTCTCTCCCTCAACACAAATCCGTTTTCAATGTCCCGCACGAAGACGTATCTCCTCCTCGCGCTGGTCGTTCTTGCTGTGCTCGCAAACGCGTCGGGAGGACTCCGCGACATGTTTGGGATCTCTGTGTTTGGGGCGTCCAAGGAACATGGGTGGGCGGATGGGCTCTTCCTGATGCTTGCCGCGATTCTTGTTTCGGTCACTCTATAAGGAATGGAAACGTTAGGATGGATGGCGCTTGGGTCGTTAGTCGGGTCCCTTAGTCTGTGGATTTGCGTTACTGACCAGTCGACCCGAATCCGCCAGCTCCTCGCTGGTCTGGGGCTGCTGGAAGATCCTCGGGTCCGTCCACAACCTTCACCGTCGTAAACGGAAGCCAGTCGTGCGCGACCAGCTGAAAGAGACGACGACCGTGGGGGATCTCGTAGGAGTGATCTGTACCAAAGTAGTCCACGCGGGCAATGAGTTCACCGCGGTAGCCAGCGTCCGCCAGTCCAATCTGGTTGGACATCCGAAGGGGAGTCAAGGATGTAGACGAGCGAGCCAGAAGAAGAAGGGGGACGGGTCCGTGAACGACGCTTGTGGCAGCCGCCACGATTCCGGTCCGGATCTCGCGCCCGAGGTGCTTCTCGGGAAGGTTAAAAAAGGTATGCGCGGGACACAGAAGGTCCACGCCCGAATCGGTTGCTCTGCGACCCTTGATGTGCGCACGCATATCCGCCCGAAGGCGTTCATCGGGAATCCAGAGGTAGAGAGAGCTCATTACCAGTTCAACTCCAGCTCCTGTGTAGACCAGAATTCAGAGGTGCCGTCGGGAAGCTGACGGCGGACGACAAAGGGAAGCTTCCGCTGCTCCACTTCGCGCTTGGCGACATTCCAGACAAACAGGGGATCACTCTGGCGGAGTCCCGTCAGATCCACGAGCGGTTTGGCTCCATCGGCGAGCTGCTGGGCCCGCATGGCCACCAGAGCGGTGTACTCGTATTTGGTGTAATACCCCCGAGTGGTGCGGGGCTGCTGGACGGCCTCGGCAACCTCGGCACGAAAGATCGGCTTGACTTCAGGATGCTCCATTGTATACCGCTGAGACGGTTTCACGAAAAGTCTTCCGTTTTATGTAAATGCCCCGTGTCCCTGATGCGTCAAGCGTCACTCGTCTCCGGGCCCTTCAGTCGTCAGCAGTTACGGATCCCGTCAAGCGGTCTGCATCCTATGTTCCTGCGCAGCCTACGCTTCTCTATTCGCTCCGGGCGTCGGATGCTGGGCGCGGGATGTTTCCGGCAGGATCCTATCTGGCCAACCCGATCGCCTGCGGATATGTGAACCCTCGTCATCGGGGCTATATCACTGGAACGTCGGCCTCCACGATCCCCCAGCTTGAATTTGACCTGGAGGAGACCGATTTTGACACCGAAACCTTCATCTACACGTTTTCTGAGGAGGCTGTGACGCTTCCTCCGGGTCCGAACTTTGACGTTGTCCTTCTCAACGGACTGAATCTTACTAGCATCGCCGAAATCGACATTCTGTCTGCGAACGACGACGACACGTTTGGGGACACGACGATCTCGACAAGTCTTACCTGGGAGGATGCTATCTTTACATCGAGCGGATCCAGCCCGAATCTGAGGTCCACGTCGGCGTTCCCGGCGACGGCGCTGATTCGCTTCCGGAACGTCCCAGTCATTGAGGGTCTGATTATCCACGTCTACCCACCTGAATAAGGCAGAAGGTTTTCCTCGGGTAAAGTAATGCCGACTCTCTCTGCCTCGGACTACACGCAGTATCTCAAATTCAAAGCCGCCTCCACGTCGGCCATTCGCCCTGCGATCCAGACCCGGGACAACGTCTCCGTCTCCCAGTCCGTCATCAATGCGAACATCCTGGCCAGCCAGGCGGCCTTCGTGACGACGCCAGCGGCGACGTTGGTCACGACCCTTGCTCCGACCGTGTCAGCGGCCTCTACGACGACGGTCACGGCGGCGCTGACGACGATTCTTGCCACCGCAACCGCAGACGGCAGCAAGATTACCTACACCTCAACAGAGCCTCACGGACTGACGAACGGTGCGACCTACGAGATCTCCGGATTTGGGGGGGATCTGCTTCCGACTCCGAATCGCGAAGGGGTCGTCACGGTCGTGGATACGACGACCTTTACAATTCCGGCGTCGGGAACTGCAAGCGGGACGGCCACTGGGCCTGGAAGTATTACCGGACGTGTCTATTACACGACCAGTGTTGCCCACGGTCTTGCGGTTGGAGACGTCATCTCCATCACGGGCATTACCACCTTCACCGCAAGTGCAAAATCAGTTCTCGCATCTACATCGGCAACGAAATTCGTTCTCTCCAGCACGACAACCGGAGCGGGCGTGACCGGTCAGACGGGGACGATCGCAGGCCTGGTCTATTACACCACGAGTGCCGCCCACGGGTTCATCGCAGGAACAAACTATGTGTCCATCACGGGTCTGACGGGAACCCTTGCGTATAACATCTCGGGTGCGACGGTCTATCGTGCCCCCTCAGCAACTGTCTTTCTTCTGCAGAATTCGGCGACGGGAACGGCGGTGACGGGAGCCTCTGGGGTTCTCCGTCTCACAACCTATGCCAACCCGAACATGGCCGTGAGTGGTCTTGCACGTGTCCAGGGCCCCCAGGTGGTCCAGACCCGGTCCAATCCGGATGCCCGGTCTACGGTGTCCTATGCAGGAACCTCCGGCGCCCTCGGCTCGTCTGCCACGCAGCGTCCGGGGGGTCTTCCCACGGGCTTCAAGAATTCGCAGGGCACCTATACCCGCATTCCCCAGTCTGCGGGGTGGTGAGAGGGTGAACCCTCTGGGTGAACAGCTACTCATCATTCTGACGTGCGAGCTGCTTCCATGTCTCCTTACACACAGTGCACCGGTAATACCACATCACGGTCGCAGCATCAAGTTTGATGCCCTTGATGGAGGACTCCTTGCCCCGGGTGGCGCACTTGTCGTTCGGGCACACCATCGTCGTAAAGGTGGGGAGGGTTGGGTCATACTCAATGTAGGGGTTGATGGAATACTGGGTCGCCGTGTCCTGCTGGAGGCTGTGGTCGTAGACGATCGGATTGGCCTTGGTCACCTCTTCCTCATAGGGACAGGACCGGCACTTGCGGAAGGCCTTGCGGACGCCCTCCACCTCACGCTCCACCGTGTCAAAGAGAAAGTTAGAACAGTCCCGGCAGAACTTCATTGTGCTTATCTTCTCGGGAGACAATCCGGGTCCGTTTTCGTGCGTTCAAAACGGATGGGGTGCCAAGAAGTTGTCGGGGGGAGTATCATGGCGACTCGTCTGGATCTCTTTCTGAATGGAAACCCGAATGGAAAGACTGACCGCGATCGTGCGGGCCGTCAGGTCACAGACAAGGAGAAGCCCTTCAGTCTCTGGTCGTTTGACAACCGGGAGAAGTGGATGGTGACCGATGACGATTATGACGAGTTCTTGAAGCTCTACTGCGCCGACATCCAGAACTGCAAGGCTCGCTTCCTCACGGAGAAGTCCACGCCCATCGGACAGGTTCGGATTGACCTGGACTTCAAGTACAAGGGTCGCGTGGAGGAGCACAAGCACACCCAGGAGCAGGTCGTCGCCTTCGCGAGCGCCTTCATGGCGAAGCTGAAGCTCTATCACGACCTCCCCGAGAGCGTGGAGCTCTATGTCCTGGAGAAGGACCACCCGACCTACAGCAAGGCGGACGACATCTCCAGCTCTGGGATTCACGTCCAGATCCCGGCCGTGAAGACCCGGGCGGATGTGGAGCAGAGCATCCGTCGCTCGCTCCTCAAGGACATGGAGACCTTCTTCCCCGACCTCGGATGCACAAAGCCGTGGGACGATGTCTACGATAAGCAGCCGCTGAGTCACACGAACAATTGGCCGCTCCTGGGCTCCAAGAAGAACACGGATGGCGCCCTTCCCTACAAGATCCGCTACGTGCTGGATTGGGATCGTGAGACGGGAGACATGAGCCTGGATGAGAGTGTCCCCCAAGTCATCACACCGGAGCTCGTCAAGAAGCTCTCTGTTCGCTCGCGGAAGGACGAAGAGACACCGCTGACGGAGTTTGCGACGGAGCACTGCCGGCCTCCTGCGGAGGCGCCCATCACACGTGCAGTCTCGCGGGGACGGCAGATGGAGCGCGGCCAGACGGACTCGCGCGGGTCGTCTCCGGGCCGAGGGGTCTACATTGCGCCGATTTCGGAGACGTTCAAGGACTACATTGACAAGCATGTCAAGAACCTCGGCGAGCAGCGCTACAATGGAGACCACAACGACTGGGCAGCCGTTGGACAGTGTCTCAAGAACATCCACCCGGATCTGGAGGACGTCTTCCTGGACTTCATGGCGAGGACGACGGTGCCGGGCCGAGAGGCCAAGGCGCGAACGGCGTGGAATGGATTCGTCTTCCGGGTGGAGGGAGAGCGTCTGGGCCTCGGCAGTCTGCGGTCCTGGTCCAAGCTGGACAACTTTGAAGGGTATCTCGCGATTGAAGCGAGCAACGTGGATCGCCTCGTGGATGATGCGGCCGAGCGCGAGACGGAGTATGATTATGCGCAGGTCATCTTCGCAAAGTATCGGGACGAGTTCAAGTGTGCGGATTTCAAGAACAAGGAGTGGTATCAGTATGTCGGCCATATCTGGCGGCAGACCGATGATGGTGTGGAGCTGCAGAAGCGCCTTCCGTCGGACATCGCCAAGCTCTTCATGACCAAGGAGCAGGAGAAGGGAACCTTCGCCCAGAACAACCCCTGTGCACACTCCCTCAAGGAGCCGGACCCGACCTGCGAGACCTGCCAGGCGATTTCCAAGAAGAAGATGTACTGGAATGCCTGGCTCAAGCTCCGTCGCACGGGCTTCGCGGAGTCTGTGATGAAGCAATGCCGCCTTCTGTTCTACGATCGTGAGTTCGCGAAGAAGCTGGATGACAACAAGCACCTGATCGCCTTCACGAACGGGGTGTATGACACGATGACCCAGAGCTTCCGTCCCGGGCAGTCTGAGGATTGCATTAGCTTCTGCACGAACGTGGAGTATCGTCTCGACATCCAGTATCACCAGTTCAAGTGCTGGCCTGAGCTCAATCAGTTCCTCCACAGCATTCTTCCGAATCCCGCTGTGCGCGACTACTTCCTCAAGCATCTCGCGACCTGTCTCTCCGGCGTCTTCACCCAGCGGTTCCACATCCTGACGGGCTCTGGCTCCAACGGAAAGTCCATGCTGATGAATCTCTGCTCCACGGCGTTCGGAGACTACTGCTACAAGGCCAACATCGCGATGTTCACGCAGAAGCGTGGCGCTGCGGGTGCTGCGAACCCGGAACTCGTCCGCATGCGTGGCAAGCGGTTCGTCTTCATGTCCGAGCCGGATGAGGGAGAGCCTCTGTCCACAGGCTTTATGAAGGAGCTGACGAGCTCGGAGAAGGTGACTGGCCGCGATCTCTTCAAGGGGTCCAAGGACATGGTGGAGTTTGATGTCCAGGCCAAGTGCCACCTGGCGTGTAACGACAAGCCGAAGGTCAACTCCAGTGATGGAGGCACCTGGCGCCGTCTCAAGGTGATTGAGTTCACATCCAAGTTCGTCGTGAATCCGATGGCTGCGAATGAGCTCCCGATGGATGAGAGCATCATGCACAAGGTCTTGTCGCAGGAATGGGCGGAGTGCTTCATGGCGTATCTGGTGCATCTCCACATTGAGGGCCGTGGGCTGACGAAGCTGTCTCCCCCGAGCGAGGTGGATGTCTATACAGAAGGCTACAAGGTAGAGTCGGATGCGATCGCCCGCTTCCTAGGCGACTATGTGCATCCGCTGGACACGGCCGTCACGGATCCTGCGGAAGGATACGAGAAGGTCACTTGGACTGCGATTCTGGTGGCGTTCAAGGAGTGGAAGCGCCAGAATGAGGTGTATGCAGCGACGGTGGTGGAATTGAAGAAGCGCGTGGAGACGCTCTATGGGAAGGCGCCCCATGGAGGATGGTCCTCCTTCCGGTTTGGGACGCTCTAATGAGAGCGACGGTGCTTGCCACCCTTGTAGGTCTTGCGACGGGTGACACGGCGACGGCGACGCGCACCCATCGCCGGTGCAGGGGCAGGCGCGGGCGCAGCGGTATCGGTCACGGGAGTTTCAGTGGGGACATCAGCCGCAGAGGCTTCCCCGGCGCAAACTTCCTCTTTCTTTGCAGTTGCAGCGGCGCACTCCTTCGCCTTCTGTTCAGGCGACTTCGTGAGCCAGGTCCGAGGATCATACCAAGCTCCACCACGACGAGAGGTCTTGCGAGCCATTTGTATCAAGCCTCTACTTTTTTACGCAGTGCGGGAAGCCCCGATCTTGGAGAGGAAGTAGGTGCGGAGGATGCCGATGGTGAAGACGACGAGGACGAAGGAGATCATGAGCTGGACGAGGGAGGAGAGGAGCTCACCGACCTTGAGGGTGGCGCCACCGAGGGTGACAGTGTAGGAGGAGACACCCTTGCCGGCCGCCGCCGCAGGGGCGAGGATGGGGGCGATGACGCCCTCCGAGAGCGCGGTGAAGAACTTGGCCACAACCGAGCCCAGGTAGATCGCCGCCGTGATGATGATGAGATCCTTAGTATCGAGCATTTTGTTTCTTCTCACGAAAGTATTCTGCTCTAGAACAATGGACACTCGCTTCTGGGGGCCGAGTGCATGGCAACTCTTTCATCTGATTGCGTTCAAAGCCGACCACCCTGACGACGTCCTCAACCAGATGAAGGACATCCTCCCCTGCCGCTTCTGCCGCGAGTCCACGACCCAGTTTGTCAAGGAGCACCCCCTCCGCGGCGACCCGGGCAAGTGGCTCTACGACCTCCACACTCGCGTCAACGACAAACTTCGGTCCCAGTGCAAAGATGATCCGGCGGTTGCAGACCCCGGTCCGGATCCGACCTTTGCCGAGGTCAAGGCGAAATACATGGCCCTGAAACCCACCGCGGTTCCCGGTCGCGACTTCCTGTTTTCCATCGCTGTCAATTACCCAGACGCCCCCGAGCCGGAGCAGATGGCGACCCAGCGGACGTTCCTGCATGCCCTGGCCAAGGTCTATCCCTTTCAGGCTCTGCGGCGAGTCTACGCGACGTATCTTCAGGCCCACGAGCCGTCGCTCGGAAGCCGGAAGACGTATACGAAGTGGATGTATGGTCTCCTGAAGGCGCTGTCCGAGGAGATCGGAGTCCCTCTCCAGTCCTTCCGAGGATACGCCCATCACGTGGCCTACTACAAGAGTGGCTGCGCGAAGAAGACGTACCATGGGAAGACGTGCCGAAAGCTGGCGGGTGGAGGACGGACGAAAGACAGAGATCGTCGGACGACGTATCGTGTCTCGCACGCGAGGTTACTTTGAACGCTTCTCCTTCAGCGCCTCCAGAGTGCGAATGTGTTTGGTGGAATAGATAGACTGCTTCTTGTCCTTGGCAGACTTCTTAGACTCCTTGCGGGTCAGAGGTTGGGAGTCCATTGCTCTTTAGAGCAGCCTGTCTTTTAATGGCGGCGAGTGCCACGCTTGGTCTTGCGACGGCCGCCGGAGAGGGGGAGCGGGGAGAGCGCAGCGCCACCCTTGTAGGTCTTCTTGGCCATCTTGAGGACGGCCTTGAGGGACTTGCCCTTGTGGGCCTTCATGGTCTTCTTGACGTGGGCGAGCCACTTGGAGCGCTTCCCACCCGCCATCGCCGCAGCGGCGGCACCAGCCTTGAGCGCAGTATCAACAGTTGCAACGTCAGCCATTTTGTTTAGAGGCTACGACTTTCTTTTGCGACGAAGCCGGGAGGACCGTCCAAAAAGAGATTCCACTGGCAGCCAAACGCGAGAGGGCCCCGAGGATTTCCAACCAGCGTCTTGAACTCTGGCTGGGGGGCCACGAGGACAATCCCATCCCGAGTGAACCGTTTGAGGTCCGCAGGGTCCCGCGGGGAGATGGCCTGCTGGTAGGTGAGCCGACGGACACCCGCATCGTTCCAGTTGAGATTGAGCAGAGGCTCCAACGCGGTGCCATTCACGGATCCTCCCGAGACAAGCAGAAGCTTGTTCGCGAGGTGGGACATCTCAGCGGTCTGAAGTTCCGTATCGGGGATGAGGTGCTTCCGGGGAATCGTCGTCAGGTGCTCGGCGATCGTATTGAGAGTCACCGTGCGCTCCGTGTGAAGGACCATGGAGAGGATGAAGGGATCCGTGGACGGGAAGGCGTCATTCGCAATCGTCACGCAGACACTCTCAAACGAGACGTTGTCCTGGGCGACGTTGCTTCCGCCCGTCTGCGGGCTCGTGGCGACAACGGGCTGATCGCGTTCATCCGAATAGATGTGAACCTCCAGGAGACGAATCCCGCGGCGGATGGCCGCGTGGGGATCTTCAAACACCGACCCGGCGGCCGTAAAGTCACAGAGCCGGCCTGTGCGAGGCGCAAGGGGCGTGGACTGCGAGGAGTACCAATCATACAGGATATAGACAAGGACGGCGGCTAACAGCGCAGCGACGAGCGCGTTCATTGTTCTTTCGTGCGAGATTCCTTTGGCATGCGAAACAGGAGATTGCGGAAGGCATTGATAACATCATCTGGGATCTTGGTTCCCATGGGAAGCTCTGTCAGGCAGGCGTAGTGGAAATACAGGCAATACATCCCGCATTCGGAATCCTTGTACTGGTGCCGCGTCTTGTTGTAGGTGAGCTTCATCCCATTGGCATGGCTCTTGGTCGCATCCCATTGCTGCTTCCACCGCTTCATCAGTTTGCGGATTTCGGGTTCGGGGGTCTGGGCATACGAATCAAAGTAGGTCATGCGAGGATACTCCAGCTCCGGGCGGATGTCGCAGAAGACGGCGACCCAGTGTTGTCCAGGGCCATCATGGGGGTCGGTGTTGATGACGATTCCAATGCGGTGCTTTCCAGCCTTGGCCAACTCCGGGAGCTTCATGGCGCAGAGCGTGGAGACAAGACACTGTCGCGTCTCGGACTGAAGATCAAAGTCCATCGGGACTGAGCCGACGTAGAAGTAGTCTGGGAAGATGTCCACGTAGTTTTTCTCCACGTGATCAATGTCGTCAGAACTCAGCCACTCGTAGCGATTGAGGGCCCAGTCCTTCGGGGCCTTGGGACGTTTGAGGAGGGACGCGACGATACACTCGGCCCGCCCCGTCTTGCACTTGGCCTGCAGACGGGCCTGGAGCTCAGTCCAGATGGCTTCCGTTGTTGTCCCGCCCAGTTTGGGTTCTCGGGGATGTTCTTGTTCATAGACGGTCTTGAGTCGTTTGACTTGGTCCTCGTCAAGCCACGACATGTCCTTATTCAAAAACGGATACTTTCCATTTCAGACCCAGCCCAGTACAATGGAGTCTCTTGCATCCCCTCTGCGCCGCTATGTGGATATTACCAAGCGCCTGACCGACCTGAATACGAAGGCCCGCGACCTGCGCGAGGAGCGTCAGTCTGTGGAGCTGGACCTTGCGGCGGTCTACAATGAACGGAAGAGCGAGGATCTCCCACAGAAGATTGCCCTCAATCAGTCCAAGTTCGTCTTCTTGGTGAAGAAGCCGGGTGAGTGGAAGAAGGGGTGGACGCTGTCCAAGAAGCAGTTGGAGGAGTACCTGCGAGACATCCTGCCCGAGCACGGCGAGGATGTCATGCGGGAGATCGTCCTGCGCCATGAGCGAAAGCTCGTGACGACGGACTACTCCTTTGATTTGAAGCCCTTCAACGAGGACGAGGCGACTACTTGAGAGGAACGGCAGGAGGACGAGAGGGTGGGGGTGGATTCTGAAGGCAGTGGTTCATTTGAGCAACAAGGTCCTGAAGTGTGTTGAGAATCTCCTGTGTCTGGGCGATACTTCGCTCAGGCAAAAATCCATATTGAAGACGCGTCAAGTGGACAACCACTGAGCGATTCACCTCTACAGCGCGACTCGCCAACATCGTCAAGGGCTTCACCATCAATCCGAGGATATGGTATACAGAGATACAATTTTTTACATGAAAACCGACCTTCGTGCGGCTGACGGGAAGGACTCAATGGATACCTATTGTCCGTATAACCCGAACAATCGCTGGTTCACTGAGGCCGACATTCACCGGATTCTTCATCGCTATGGACTGCCACAGTATCGCGTGCAGAACCCCCGACTGTTCCAGACCGCAATGGTCCACACGACCTATGTGCGGCGCACAGACTACACCACGCCCGATGGACGTCCTGCGCAACTCGCGCCGTGTCCTTCGGGGAGTATGCCGCTCCAAGACGAATCCTATGAGTGTCTGGAGTTTGAAGGAGACAGTGTCCTGGGAGTGTGTGTCGCCACGTATCTGCGCCGGAAGTATCCAGAGCGGAAGCAAGGCTTCTTGACGGATGCTCGCAAGGAGCTTGTCAACAATGAACGGATTGGAAGTCTCTCTAAAGAGATCGGCCTCAATCGCTTCTACGTGATCAGTCGGCACAATGAAGACTCTGCCGCAATTGATGGACGCAACAATACGAAGAAACTCGGCGATATCTTTGAAGCCTTCTTAGGGGCGCTGTGGACGGACTGCGGGCACCGCTTCACGATTGTCTACGCCTTCGTCGTCTCTGTCCTGGAAGCCCATCTAGAGATTGAAGAGGTCGTCACGTCCGCCACGAATTACAAGGACCTCTTCCAAAAGCATTGCCAAAAGGTCTTAGGCTGCACGCCGACGTATGTGATGCTCTCCAATGACACCAAGAAGGGTGAAATCCGCGTGGCCGTCTGTGATGCGAACGGAACGCATCTCGCCTATGGAACCGGATCCACCCGAAAGAAGGCCGAGCAGATGGCCTGTCGTCTCGCGCTTAGCGGCGCCGCTGTGTCAGGAGACGTCCCTTCCGATAGCGCTTGATCGTGCGCCCGCGGGGGTGAAGGAGTGTGGTGGTGCAGATGGCAATGGCCGCGGACTCGGGAGAGGATCCCTTGCGCGCCTTGACCGTCTTCCGGACCGCCTTGACACAGGACCCGAAGCGCTTGGTCTGGGACTTGCGACGCCCTCCCTCAAGGTCAAAGTTCTGGGACCAGAAATCGGGTCGCGATGCCGTCATCTCCTCTAGGACTGTGACAAGATACTCCTGAATCCGAGCCAACCCGGCGGCTCCCGGTCTTGCGCGCAGAACCGTCTTGGCTCCACGCAGCCCCTCCCTCGTAGGTTCGTCCACCTGCGGATTCGCGAGAAGCGCATCGAGGGTGTTCTCCATCACTCCGGGGGTATTCGGCTCTTCGCGGAGCGACGCGAGAAGTGTCTGAAGCGGGGGATAGGACATTGTCTTGTGTTCCCGGAGGGAGTTTTTCTCCTTCGGAAGGTATAAACAAATGGGCGGTGGTCTCCTTCAGCTTGTTGCCTATGGTGCTCAGGACGCCTACCTCAGTGGCAATCCGCATATCACGTTTTGGAAGATTCTCTACAAGCGCCACACCAACTTCGCGATGGAGGCCTTCCGCGTGAACTTCACCGGCGCGCCCGCCTGGGGGCAGCGCATCGTCGCCGTGGTCAATCGCAACGCCGATCTGATCTGGAAGGTCTACCTTGAGGTCACGCTGCCGACCACGGCATCCATCTCCAACTTCTACTTTACCGGAGGCGACCAGCGCCGCCTCGGCTACCTCATGCTCCAGCAGGTGGAGGTGGAGATCGGTGGCCAGATCATTGATCGCCAGTATGGCGAGTGGCTCTACCTCTGGGAGACCCTCACTGCGGACTTTGACACCGCGATGAAGCTGGACAACATGGTGGGCGGTCAGTATTCCAACGGAGACACCGCCGCCATCGACTGCCAGGGCCGCCCGAGGGTGATCTATGTCCCCTTCCAGTTCTGGTTCAATCGCAACCCCGGCCTGGCCCTCCCGCTCATCGCCCTCCAGTACCACGAGGTCCGCTTCAACATCACCCTCAATGATGCGATCAACCTGGCGGCCTACAACGTCACGGGCACCACGACCCCGGTCGGCACGCTGTCCAAGGCGGGGTCTCTGGCCGCCGCGGCGAACGCCCTCCCTCAGCCCAAGGATATGGCGCTCTACATTGACTACATCTACCTGGATGTGGAGGAGCGTCGTCGCTTTGCACAGGAGTCGCACGAGTATCTCATTGAGCAGCTTCAGTTTGAGGGCCAGCAGCAGATCACCTCGGCCTCCGACCGGATTGATCTCACCCTCAACCACCCCGTCAAGGAGCTCATCTGGGTCTTCCAGGATGCGCGCAAGACGGACTGCTCTCTGCCCGAGACGATCTCGGACTCGCAGGCGAACTACACCCAGGAGCCCTATACCCAGCCGTTCAGCTACAACGACGTCATCAACCGGTGCCGTCTCCAGATCAACGGCCAGGATCGCTTTGAGGAGCGCTATGGCGACTACTTCTGGAAGGTTCAGCCCTACCAGCACCACACCGGCGGCGGCTATCCTCGTGCGTTCGCGAGCGCGGGCTCCGTCGTTGTGGCCAGGCCGGCCCCGAACCCGATCAACGTCTACTCCTTCGCGATCGCCCCCGAGGAGCACCAGCCGTCTGGCACCTGCAACTTCAGCCGCATTGACAATGCGACGCTCGTCTTTGACAGCTTCCGCCCGGTCATCACGGCCGGAAACCCCACGGACATCGGCAACTTCCCCAGCAAGGCCTACCCCTACAACTTCCGCCTCTACGCCGTGAACTACAACATCCTCCGCATCATGAGCGGCATGGGCGGCCTCGCGTATTCTAACTAAAGACTAATGCGAATCCTCATGCTGGTGATTTCCAGCGACACCTTTCCAGTCTATGCCCATCAACGTGAGATCTGGCGAACCTATATGAAGTCGCACCCAGAGGTGGACTGCTACTTCATTCGCTACAATTCACTCACGTTTGTCCCCCTCCTGACGCAGGATACGCTTACCCTTCGCGGTCGTGAGCGCTACGGGACCATCTTTCAAAAAACCGTCGAGTCCATGGAGTACTTCCTGTCGCGCCGGCTTTATGACTATGTCGTTCGGACCAACCTCTCGTCGGTCTGGCACTTTCCAAACCTCCTCGCCTATCTCGCAACGGCGCCTCGGGAGCGGTACTACGCAGGACATCTTCTGACCCACCAGGCCTCGGGCATTTCGTTTGCATCCGGAGCGGGGTTCATTCTGAGTTCGGACGTCGCTCGCATCTTTCTCGCCAACGCCCACCGTGCACGAACCCTTCACGAGTTTGATGATGTGGCAGTGGCAAGTGTTCTCTTGACCTCTGGGATTGGTCCCCAGAGTCTTCCTCGGGTTGATTTTGTGAGTCTGGCCCACTACGAAGAGCACCGCGACGAGATTCCTCTGGGGTCGTTTCATTTCCGGATGAAACACCACGACGGCTACCTCGGAGACCGAATGGAAGAACCGGTGATGATGCGCCGGCTCCTCAGCGAGTATCGTTTCGCATCGTAAGACAATGAAGATCCCCCACGTCTACTGGTATGTCCTTCTGATTGTGATGCTGGAGACGATGGCGATGTCGTGCTTCAAGCGAAGCACCGACAGCACTGCGTGGTTTGCGGTGGGTGTTCTCTTCTATGCGGTCGTCGGATTCTTGCTTCGGCATACCTTTACCTCCACGGGGATGGCGATGACGAATGCGCTCTGGTCCGGGCTCTCGGTGGTGGCGACGACGGTCGTCGGAACAATGCTGTTCAAGGAAGTGCTCCACCTCCACGACTTCCTCGCGATTGCCATGATTGCGGGAGGCGTGATGATCCTCAAGGTGACGGACTAAACGAGGTAGCGATACGGTTGCCCCTGTTCCAGCTGATAGATCCATACGGGTTTCAGTTCAGGCGTCCCCTCAAAGGCGACGATATAGGTAAGGGGGGTCACGAAGCCTTCCGCGGCGGCAAAGGTTGTGAAGATCCGAAGGTCCCCCCACGTTTGGAGTCCCCTCTCGCGTGGAAGAAGAACGTAGAGCATCCTTGGATAGACTACGTCGTCGCGCGTGTAGGTCACCGACTCACCGGATACCTCCGAACCGTTCCGTGCTCCAGCTGAAACAACCAGACCGGGGCAAACTCATCGGTTCCCTCATAGCCAATCGCAAACGTCCCTGCGTGGAGAAGCCGTTCCACCACAGCAAATGTGGAGTAAATCCGAATGTCGTCCCATCCCAGGTCCCCGCGGGGGAAGACGATATACATCATTTTCTATCATACGTTGTCACGCGTGTATTAGGCTTGCACGGTCCAATTCCCATCGTCTGCTGAATCATAATAGGGGCCGGAACTCCCCGTCCAGGACACCGTGTATGATCATAGCCCAGGATATGGCCCATCTCGTGCGTGACCATATACTGGCGATATGCACTCAGGGCAAGCTTGCTGGGAGGTGCTCCTCCGAACCACCGTTTCGCATTCAGATGGATCTGTCGTCCATTGAATTCGGCACAGGACAGCGCAGCATCGCATCCCAGGGACTTCATCTTGGCCATGGGGGTCAGATGAATCACAACGTCGGCATCCGAGACACGGGAGACCGGTGTAAACGTCACGCCGCGGGAGATCCACCCATCTGGATCGGCCAGATACACATCAATCTCGGACGCAAACTGACGCGGGTCGTAGTCTACCCCAGGATCAACCACTGTGGTATACCGCATTGTCTTCAGAACAGATTTTCACTGCAGAGCCCAGAAACGACAAATGCTTCGCAAGGCGTGTTCCCTTGGACCCATGATCAAGAGTCTCTGTGAGACCGGCTGCATCTATCGCGAGTCCAGTCTCCGTCACCTTGCCTGCCCGATCTCTACCAAGCTGGATGTCTGTGTTGCGCCCTGTGGCCCGCAGCCCTGCGGATGCCGGAAAACCGACCTTGTCCCGTCAACGAAACCCGCCCCACAGACAAATGAAGTGCGCCTGCTGTAAGAAGAAAAGCCACCTAGAGTTCAAGTGTGGATGTGGTGGTGTCTTCTGTACAGCCTGTCGCACACCGGAAGTGCACGGATGTTCAATCAAACCCGAGCCCGTGAAACTCGTCAAAGTCGTCGCAGAGAAGGTTACGAAACTCTAGGAGAGCCTCCGGGAGGAGAGACATCACCGTCCAGGGCCTCCAGGAGTCGGTTCATAAAGCGCCGCATCGTTCGGAAGGGAATCTGCGTCCGCTGAAGGACACAGCCCACAGCCTCACCGTCTAAGTTGAGGATCTCTACCTCAAGACAAGATCCCGGAGTCTGGAGGTCTTCCACTTGAATCCGCCACCGTGTCTCAAGGTCAGGATCGGGAAGAATCCGGGCGTATAGGTGAGCCTCAAAGGACTCCAGTGTATCCGAAAGCGCGTTGGCAAGGGTCCGCATGATGATGGACTCTTTTCTCGCGACAAGCATAATCCGTTTTCATGAACGTTCTGCTTGAAGCTGTCATCGTCGGTCTGGTGCTCCTGCCCCTCTACTGGGCTGCGGAACACGTGGTGGGATCCTACGGAAAATGGGTGACCGTCTTTGTGGCGGGTGCGGCCTTTCACCTTCTCTTTGAGGTCGCCGGTCTGAACGCCTACTACGTCAAGACCAAGAGAGTATGAGAAAACGTCTCCCACCCCTGAGGGACGAGTTCTCATTCCCGCCGCCTATTTATGGGTTTTTGATTTAGCAGTTCCGGTTCGTCTTCTCGTCCTCCCGCATCGCGTCCGTCGCACACTCCCGTCCGCAGTAGCCGCCTGTCCCGCGGAGTCCTGTCAGCGAGTCTCTGCACCACAAGCAGTGGTTGTCGCACTCGGTTCCGAGGCGGCGCGGCTTCTCGCAGCTGTCGCACTCCTCCCAGTCGTGGATGCACGACGGGCAGAACCAGGAGTCGCCGACCTTCGCGCCGTAGAGCAGGATGTCCTCGTCGCACTCGGCGCAGATCTCCTCCTCGCCCGCATGGATCGCGTCCTCCACAAGGCGGGCCTCATACTCCTCCATCGCCTGGCGAGAATCCTCCTCCTCCTGCTCCAGCTCGTGGCCGAGGACCTTGAGCATGGTGGTCCACTCCACGTTGCACGCGGTGCAGATGTAGCTGTCGGGCTCCGTCCACGGGACGGTGCAGACGCCGTGGCAGAGGCAGCGGGCGCAGGTGAAGCGGTGGGCGAGGAGCGTGCGGGCCACGTAGCCGTTCCAGAGGGCCTGGATCTTGGTCGCAGCCGCGGCCTCCAGCTCCTCCACCTCGCGAACCTTTCCATACCAGAACGCGTCCACGCGCCACCGCTTGGGGCCGCTGCGAACCTCCTCGTCCAGGGCGAACCACTCCGCGATGTCCGAGCCATACTTCTCCGGCTCCTCCACCATGTCCCGCCAGACGCGCCAGTTGCGCTCGGCCTCCGTCATCGCCATGGCCTTGGGCTTGGGCGACTGAAACTCCGCGCGCTCGGTCGCGATCCCGTTCGCCCACGCAAGGGCAGACACGAGACCACGGCCGTTTCCCCGAAGGGAGGTGAAGTAGGCGTTGACGCACTCGAGCCACTCGGGCTCGGGCATCCGAAGAAGCGCCAGCTTCCTGTTCTGCTGTTCCTCGTACAGCATGTCGCCCCACGGCTTCGTAGAGTCGTAGGCGAGAGAGAGCTCCATTGTCAAGGCTTGTGTGTGTGCTTGAAAGAGAGGTTGAGAGTTGGGGGTGAGTCCTCTTGGTCTGCTCCGAACGGATCCGTTTTTGTCACCTCTAGGTCCGACGGGGAAGCTGAGGGGGGCTGCTCACAGGGCTCTGGGGTGGAGTCTCTAGAGGACCCAGCACCTCTGTGATCTCCGCCCAGGCGGGAGAGTAGGGCGCACGGTTGAAGTGGCGGTTGTAGGCGTCCACTGTCTTGTTCAGGAGATGGGGAGGAAGCCCGCCCGGATAGTAGGCGAGCACAAGCTCGCGGGAGGTCTGCGCCCGCTCCTCGTCCTCACTGAGGATACTGACGTGGCGGTCATAGACGTAGAAGTCCGCTCCAAAGGCTGAGGCCAGATGCGCCAGGACATCCGTGTGCTGGAAGATCTTGTAGACCGGGACCATCGGAAGCGAGCGAATGCCCAGCGTCCGGGTTCCAATGCGCGTCTCATAGAGAGGCTCTTCGTGGAGCTTGGAGTAGCAGGCCGTGTAGCTCCACAGTGGAACCTCAATGTCCTTCCGAGTGAGGGCCGTGGCAATCGCCGTCAGGAGACCGTTGAAGAGCATCTCCTTCTTCGGAACCAGTTCCTCCAGCAGGTGCGCATAGAGCAGATCGGCGTAGGCGTCATACTTCTCACGCGAGAGGGCAGCGGAACGGGCCGCCCAGGCAGAGGCGAGCTCAGGGAGGGCAGCCGCGGCAAGTCCATAGGTACGCATTTCAGTGGTCATTCTGTGTACAGATCTCTGGTCACAGAGTGATCGCATCCGTTTTTAGGTGACAAAAACGGAACGGTTCGGGACAAACGAAAGGGAGAGTACCCCCAAGTCACACACATCAGTCACAATGGCCACTCTCGCTGCACTCATCACTGCTGCTATCATCAAGGTCGCTGGGACCAACCCCGCGCTGAATCGCGAGGGCGAGCCGTCTGCGGACGAGGTTCGCAAGGAGTTCACGGAGGCCCTGCTCGCTGAGCTTGGCCTGGGCCCGATGCCGGTTGCCGCGCACGCACCGGTCTCGGAGCCCACTACGACGCCCACGAAGGCGAAGAAGGAGAAGGCGCCGGGTGCGCCGAAGAAGGCCAAGAAGGCCGAGCCCGCTGCACCGGTTGTGGATCCGGATGTGGAGGCGCTCACGGCTGCGGTCGCGGAGCTGACGATCGCCGCGCCGGTTGCTGCTGAGGAGCCCAAGGCCAAGAAGCCGAAGGCGCCCAAGAAGGAGGCGGTCAAGACGGAGGTCGCACCGGAGCCGGTCTCCAACGCTGGAGCCGGGGCTGAGCCGGTGGCGGCGAAGAAGAAGCCGGGCCCCAAGCCCAAGGCGGTGAAGGCTGAGGGTCCGGTCAACCTGGACAAGCTCAACCCCACCCAGAAGAAGCACCTCAAGAAGATCGCGGAGGAGCTGAAGGTGGAGCCGAAGGAGAAGGAGTTCCTCGCCTACGCGAACGCCATGTCCGCGGAGGAGTGGGCCAAGCCGCTGGAGGAGCACATCCGGGCGTTCCTGATGCCGGAGCCGCTGCCGCTGGCGGCTGCCCCGAAGGAGTTCCTGGTGGTGGAGTTCAAGGGCGTGGAGTATCTGGTGGACCCGGAGACGCGGATCATCTACCAAGAGGAGGAGGATGGCAAGGTTCGGAATCCCAAGGGCGTCGTTGGAGCCAACGACTTCAAGGATATGGAGATCTAACACGGGCAGTTAGACGGAGTGACAACGGACGGCGGATAGGGTGAGGCAAATTCACCGAGGGTCCGGGACTCGGAGGGTAAGGCGCGGGCATCCCGCGCCTTTTGGGCTGCGTTGACTTCCGCATACTGCCGAACCAGACTGGTATAGGCTCCTGCACCAGACTGTTGTTTGATGATGCGCGGCACCTCTACAATCAGCGTGACAGTGAAGGCAGTGATGCCGGAGTTTTTCGCGTAGACTGTGAAGGTCTGCGTCCCCGTGCGCATACAGGCTCCCGAGACACTGTGCGTCGTAGCGTCCCAGACCAGTCCAACCGGGAGTGAGGAGACGAAGTAGACAAGTCCAGTCCCCGTTGCCGTAAAGGTGATCGTCGGAATGGGCATATATTGCCAGAGGACATACGTGGACTGCGCGGGTGACACAAAGGTCGGACCCGTATTGGGGAACGGAAAGGTGATGGTTGTGACATCGGCACCTGGATCAATGGTTTGGGCGAGATAGGACGAAAACAGAGTGTTCGATGTGGACGACGGGAAGAAGGACGAGATGTTTTCAGACGTCCACCCCGACAACAGGGGGGTGTCATACGCATGCGTAAAGAGGCTCACGGTCGTATCCGTCGTGGGAACGACCAGTTTCCAGTCGGTTTCATCAAACCCAATTGTCATGCGGTACGGGTCGGGGCGAAAGTTCCCTGCGTTGGGTCCGAGACAGGAGGACACATCCGTTGGAGCCGTCCAATTGATTCCGTCGAACGACACCAGGGGAGACAGGAAATAGGCCGGATAGACGAAGGAGAGACCGTACGCGATCCACGCCCCGCCTCCGTGGACAACCCCATAGCCATTCATGGGGAAGCCGTTGGCCGCATACGTCCAGGAGAGGCCTGCATCCGTAGAATAGCAGATCGTGTTCGCAGTCGCCCCCGTCCATGCTGCGTTGCTAATCGTCTCATACGTATCGGACCCCATCGCAACCCACACGGTTTCATGGTCCAGAGAAAACGACGCGACTTCGAGCGTGAAGCCTCCCGTCACCGTTGACCACGTTCCCCCGTCGTCCGTGGACCGGAGAATCCGAGTCCCGCCAAGAAGGAGAACACCGTCCTTATAGGCGAGGGCAGCACCCCCGTTGATGTACGGAGTCCAGTGGCCGGAGGAGGTGAGGTTTTTGTCTCGCGCTGTGAATCCACCTGTCGTAATCTCGGCACGCGACCAGGTTGCCCCATCGTTCGAAGAGGTGTAGAGGAAGGTCCCGCGTGTGGACGGCGTCGTTGCAGCAGTCCCAACCATCCACCAGATGGACGTCCCGGGCTTGTTGACAATCGAGGTTGCATACGGAGTAGACGAGGAGTCGTCATAGGAATTGGAGCCGAACGTCACTGTGTCTGTGGACGACAGGACAATGTTGCTCGAGGTCGGAACGAGATAGAGATTGGATCCATTGGTCCCAATCATGGCGGCGTAGAGATTGTTCGATTGCGAATAGCGCTGTGTCCACGACGCACCGTTGGTGTCGCTGGACAAAATCCGGAGCGTGGTTGCAGCGGGGAAGAAGACCGACCAGTCATTCCGAAGGATCTGGGCTCGGTTGACGGTCAGATTCGTTGTCGTCATCGTCCCGCTGAGCGATCCATCCACGATCCCGGCGCTTCCCAGAAGGTTGAAGGAGACGGTGCCCGGAAGCGTGGAGGCCAGCGTGCCCGAGAGAAGCCCGGTGATCGGATTGATACTGAGTCCATAGGGGAAGGCATTGGAGAACCGATAGTTACTCACCGTCAGAGCACTGAGGCTGTACCCGGTGATCGGAATGGAGACGTTTGCTCCCGGAGCCGTGGTTGTCGTATAGACCGCAGGCTGAAGGAGAACGGCATCATCGGTGAGGGTGTACGAATATGTATTGGCCCCCGAGGAATAGTTCGTAAACGCCGTGACGGTAAACGTGCTATCAACGGATCCCTGCGGCGTTCCCGTGACCAGTCCCGTATTCGCAATCGTAAGCGTGGGGGGGAGATCTCCAGACGAATAGCGAATGATCGGATTCTCACTCAAGGTCGTTGCGGTGAGTTGCGTTGGGGAGATCGGGACGTTCTGGGCAAACGTAAACGTTCCACCCGATGGGTCAAACGTAAAGACCTCGTCGGAGACGGAATACTGGAACGTCGTGCTTGAGGTAGCCCCCGAGGCTGGGACAACGGCAGACAACGTCGCCGTGCTCAACCCTGCTGCGGTTGTCGGCCGACCACTCAGTCGGTACTTCCCCAAACTCGCGTCAACGACGGCAAGCGTCACTCCATCCGGAAGTCCAGAGCCCGTCATCATCGCATTGCATCCGGAGGTCGACGTCGCCGTGTAGACGAGGTTTGAGGAGTAGAAGCCGGATTTTGCATTGCTCAGATCGCGATACTGGATGAAGTTGAAACGCGTGTCCGACGGGGTCGTAATGAAGACGGTGTCGTTCACCGTGGAGAACGAAACTGGAAGCGATGCTGATAGGGATCCTGCAGTTGCTGTGAGCGTGAAGGCATAGGAGGACAAGGTGGTCGGGGTCCCGCTCAGATCAAACCGCTGGAAATTACTTGAAAAACTCCCAGTGATTCCGTCTGGGAGGAACCCGTCTGTCACGCTGATTGACGAAATAGAGACGTCGGTTCCAAAGTAGGACGTGGCGGAATACGACCAATTGAGGGTCCGAATCCCGACAAACGGGGTTGTGATGTTGGAGTCAAACAGGATCACTTGTCCCATCGTAAAGGTCAGTGTCGTCGGGAGCGACGGGCTGAGAGACGGAAGCGGAGCTGTGCGCGTCCCCACAATCGTCGTCGTCACAGTCCGCTTGGGCGGGTTGGTGTTCGCAAAGGCCCGAATTTGCTCGTCTGTGATGGTTCCGGCAAGAGTGAGACTAAAGGACGAATCCGCGGCCTGGATAGAATACGACGATCCTGACAGCGCAGTTCCGTTACTGTCTCGGAACTGAAGACCAGTTGGAGGTTGCGGCGACCAGGTGTACCGCATGGATCGGACCGATCCGTAGGGAGGAAAGCGGGCCGTTAAGGTCACGGGCGTAATCGGAGTCGTGGAGACCAGATTTCCAAAGCTCGTGGACCCTGAAACATCTAGAATGAGTCGTTCCGGATTGACGGCCATGGACACGACCGTGGAATACGTGCGTCCCGACGTATCTTGCCCCAGAATCGTATAATTGCTGGAGAGAGACTGAATCGCAGGAGTTCCCCTGAGCGTAAAGGAGTTGCTCGTATTGCTCGTCAATGTGAGTCCAGTTGGAAGTGTGGATGCGGAATAGATGACGGAGGCGCGAGAGGACTCAATGGAAAACGTCACAGGGGAAATGGGCTCGTTGCGATAAAAGACAAGCGACGAGTTACATGGGGTCACGATGAGTCGGGAGGGGTTGATGATGACGGTCGTGGAGATGTCGTCCACAACGGTCGTCCCTGACAGAGCTTGAACATCAAGCACGAGGGGATAGGAATACGCCGTGGTTGCGCCGTTGGGTCCGCGAAACGCGACATTGGCACTTCCGGTCCCCGTGAGATAGCCCAGAAGCTCCGTGGAGGATGGCGAATAGCCGAGCGTATCGCTGCCAATCTTCGCCCTGAATGTATTGGAGAAGGGCTCGTATTTATAGAGCTGAAGCACTCCGCCTACCGAGGTCCAGGAGACATCAATACGCGACGTCATCGTGATCGGGTAGTTGGAGGTTGCGATGATCGTATATCCGGGGGGAGCGAGTCCCGGTCGGACGTTTGGGAAGGTCACAATCCTCCGAACGTCTCCGTTATAGATTTCTCCGACATACACATTGTTTCCAACCAGCGTAAGTCCAGTCGGTCCATTGAACCGGGCCGAGAGCGCGGGTCCATCCGCATATCCAGCCGAGAAGATTGCCCCTGCGAACAAGGACACGTTGCTTCCCGCAATGGACTGAATCGTTTGGCGATCCTGCGAACTGATGTAGAATGTTCCCGAGGACGGATCTCGGACGAGCACCGAAGGACGCGCGATCCCCCCGGTTGTCAATGTGCCGTTGGAGACTGTGTCTGCGCCACTTCCCGCAAAGGTGGTCATCGCGCTGGATCCCGCCGCAATCGCCCGAATCCGGTTGTTGTACGAGTCTGCGATGTAGAGGGTTCCACTAGGGTCATAGACCATCCCGTAAGGAAAGTACATCCGAGCAGAGCCGGCTGGCGCGATCCACGTATTCAGACAGGTGTCTGCAACCGCGTAGATGGTCTCAACCGTAGACCCTTGTACCGCCCACTCACTCCCGTTGGATGAGAGTGCAACAGAGGCACTATTTCCCATGGCGAGAAACATGTTAGATCCCGGGCTATAATACACATTGACGACGTTCTGCCACGCGGCCACACCAGTCCCAGCTGTCCAGGTCACAGCATCGGGTGAACTATAGAGGGGGGAGTTGGGTCTATTTCCACCCAGCACCCACATGCCATTTCCATAGGTAAGTCCGGTGAGAGATAGGGTTGGCATTGGGGACACGACCACTGTCCAGGTTGCTGCGTCATCCGTCGACACCATCAGGTTGCTGGTTCCCGCGGTCACATTCCCTGCGAGCACCCACCGCCCATTTCCGTAGGCGATCCGACGAATGATGCCCGGAATGCGGTTGCTTCCGCTTCCGAACCGCCGCGTCCAATTGCTTCCGTCCGTTGAGGTCAAGAAGTTTTCGGACGCATCTGAGACTCCATTATTGGATCCACGACCACCTGCAATCCAGAGTCCATTTGCGTAGGCCACGGAGTAACAGTTGGCGAGGACATTGCTTCCAGGAGAGGCAGGCGCACTCCACGTCTGCCCGTCCGAGGAATAGTAGAGTGGGCGGTTGGATCCAGTCTTGTATCCCCCGGCAACATAGAGATTGCTTCCATTGTAGGCGATGCTTTGGACAGCCGTCAGGTCAAATCCGGTCGCACTGGTAACGGTGCGGATATTCGGCGTGGACGCATACCAAACCGGACCCCCGTCGGTAGTCGCGGCATCCCCGCCATACAGAATCTTGTTTGACGTCGCGACAACCGCCACTATGTTCGGCATATCCGTCGGCAGCATCTGGCCGCGACTCCACCCGCTCCCGCCGTTGCCAGAATCAAACCCCCAACCGTAGAGTCCAGCTCCAACCAACCACGGTCCCAGCTGATAGGTTGCGATCCCCAGGGATCCATCCAGATATCCTGGTGTGTTGAGGACTCCCGCATAGGTGCTCGTGACCCCGGTCGGCGTGACCTTCCGAATGATGTGGAAGTCCGGTTCTGTAATGAGGATGTTTCCACAGGGATCAAGGGCACACGCGCCTGGAAACGTAAACCGCGCAACCGATCCCGACCCGTCCACATAGCCCTGTGTGCCGTTTCCGGACAACGTGGAGACGGTTCCGTCGGGGGTAATCTTCCGAAGGCGGAACTGGTCTGTGACGTAGAATGTTCCCGATCCGTCTGTGACGAGACCAACCGGAGCGCGGAACCGAGCCGTGAGACGAGGTCCATTCGTATCTCCCGCCGTCCCGTCGCCTGCGAACGGCGTGACCGTTCCGGAGAGGTCAAGTTGAAAGATTCTGTTTTGATTGGCGACGGCGAAGTAGACATTGCCCGACGGGTCTGAACAGAGTCCGGTCGTCGCAACATAGCTCTGTGGGGTTGCCGTGCTTACAACACGAGGGGTTGTCGTCATCACATCCACAGACAGAGTTCCGATGGACCCCAGTGCGTTGACTCCGGTGTCCGACTTGAAACGCCCATTGCTGACGTAGGGAAGGACACCATACGACGAGTTGCTAAAATAGAGACTGGTGTCAATGGCAACCGTGCTCGCAACGGAGAAACTGATGTCAAAGCCTTGGTTTCGGTAAAACGTGTATCCGCTCAGGTCCGGAGTGGACACGACACTCACCGCCATTACTCTTTACGTAGATTTGGGAACGAGGGCTTTAACTACCTTCCGCTTCACGACGGTCTTGGGTTGCTCAACCTTGGGCGGAACCGTGGCCGTGAGCTCAGAGTAAACTTTCTGCGCCTCCTCTGTCGACAGGTTCCGGTAGACCATATCGAGCTTCAATTTCAAAAGGCTGGAGTTGACGTCCATACTCTTCTCCGCGAACATTTCGGCTCGCAGAATACCAGACCTGCGGCGTAAAGGGGATCCGCTTCTCTTCCTCCACGTGCTCCTGCGTGCTGGTGTACTGGACGTAGAGGAAGTAGCCAAAGGTGCCCAGGATCACAACAAGGGCGACCAGGTTAAAGGTCCAGGCGGTTGCGTGGACGAGTTGATCTCGCCTCAGCAACAACTGGGATTCAATGCGATGGAGGTCTTCACTCCGGATGAGTGCATTCATTACTGTAATTCGGGCGAAGAAACTGGAGAACCTTCCACAGCCAAACATCGGTCGTGGTCAGGACACAGGGACAGACGCGAAGCTTCGTCGGGTGGAGGTAGAGTTGGCGGAACAGG